CTATTTTATTTTTTCTATTTCATTTTTTAACCACTCAGGTTCCCTTTGTGTGTATACACGCTCTGTTATGTCATCTATCTTATGCCCTACAATGTACTTGATCGCGTATTGATCTACTTCAGCTTTTTTAGCCATAGTTACAAAATGTTTTCTTGGGTCATGCGCTCTGTGATCTGGATTAAGTTCTAACTGATCACGAATCTTGTCAAAACGATGCCTATATTTATCATATGTTAATTTCCAAGAATACCTATGCGTTACGGTGTCTGTACAATTTAACAAATATTCGCTCCCCATATCTTTAGCTTGGTTATATCTTGCTACGACAAGTTCTTTTATTTTTGAATGAATTGGAACCGTTCTATTTTCACCAGCTTCAGTTTTCATGCCACCAATCATGTATCCATTTTCAAGATCTACATTTTCAAGTTTAATTAACCCTAATTCTTGAGGACGCCATCCTGAATAACATTGAATTATGACTATATCAATGTACGGCACCTTATACAAGTTGTCCCAGAGTTTATCCATTTCTTCCTGGGTAAATGGTATATGCCCCGAGGTTTGTTTTGTTTTTGCCTTTTGTACATCATCAGGAATATTGAAGGTTCTGGCATAATTTCTATCTGCAATCTCGTATTCCAATGCATAATCAAACATCAGATTAAACATGGATTTAATTCGACTTTGGGTTTCGGGGGAGGCATGCCTTATCTGACCGCGATATTCGTATATACCATCGGTCATACATCCCTTAATATGTCTTGCACGTACATTTCGAGCTTTCATATTATAGATAGATGAACAATAATTCCAAGCGGCTTTTATTGTACGTTCACTCGATGGGCTTTTTAATTCTTCAAAATACTGAGTGGACCATTTTTCATATAATTCAGCAACGGTAATATCATTATCCAGATCATACGGATTTTTATTATATTCCACCAAGGCAGCATAGGCTTTGTTATATGTTGGGTAATAGCCTAGTATTTTTGTCTTATATCTCATAGTTACAGTATCCCGTCCTATGGTAACCATTACTCTATATTTATTTCTAAGTCTTGAGTCACTCAATTCCGAGATCTGTCCAAAACCATTTGGCAGTTTCGGGTGTTTCTTTTTTGAAGTTTTCCTAACAGGAGCACTGCTTGTTATGGGATATCCGCAATGTGGACAATTCATTGCTTTATCACTCACTTGTAGTTCGCATTCAGGACACTTTATAAGCATTTTTATTTCTCCTCTCTGAGTAAGATTGTGGGTGTTAGCATATACTAAGATGTACGATCTTACAATTAGTACAATTGCCGAAATTTAGGGTTCTATTTCGTATCCTAGATTAGAAAAATGGGGTATTTTATGATTCTTGACGGAGCAAAATTTTGTCCAGAATGTGGGGGAGAACTACGATATTACGATAAAATCAAGCGTATAGTACGGTTGCAGGGACATAAAAGCAGATATATAGACATAAAGCGCTACAAGTGTAGGGTTTGTGGCAAAGTGCACAGAAGTATTACCGAAGATATTTTTCCTTTCAAACAATATGAGGCGGAGATTATCAATGGGGTAGTCGAAGGACTGATCACGCCGGACACTTTAGGGTTTGAGGACTATCCAACAGAGACGACCATCAAGGAATGGAAGAAAGATTTGGGAAAAGACAAATAGCTGGAAAATTTTTCCACTTGAGTCCGTTTAACAAACTGGTATTTGGTAGCCTAGAATTGTGGGTGAAAGGAGGTACTCAGATGGATGGTACAGAAGAAAAGATAATTGAATTCACAGCTGGATCGGTCCCGGTAGCTGTGGCAGCCAAAGTATATCATAAAGATGCTACTTGGGTTCGTGCTGGGATTATCAAAGGGTGGCTACCAATAGGGATAGCGACTCGAGATGGAAAAGTTGTAACAGAACTGGATGATCTAAGGATAAGTCATGGACGTATCAACTTCTATATTTCTCCAAAGAAATTATACGAAGACACAGGCTACGTTTGGAAGGGGGAACGAAAGATATGAGTACTACAATAAGAGCTGATATTTCCCAAAATAGTAAGTATTGGATTGAAAAGCACAGATACTATGAACTTAAACATTTTTGTTTACAGTATCCAATATGGCACAGTGCTTATATTTCATTAGATGGATTGAGTCAAAGACCAGATGCGCTTGCAAGTATAGGTAGAACGTATATGCATGGTGATCCGACAGCGAAGTGCGCTGAGGCAAAAGCGTTTTTCTCAGAACGTATGAACCTTGTAAGAGATGCGGCTGAGCAGGCGGATGACGAACTTGCCGATTATATTTTGTATGGCGTGACAGAGGGGGTGCCGTACAATACGTTGGTTACCCGTATGAGCATCCCTTGTTCAAAAGATACATATTACGATAGATACAGAAAGTTCTTCTGGATATTAAATAAGACGCGAAAATAACAACTCCTATAATGAAACCATTAGGTTCGATAAAAACGAAGGAGGATTAGTTATGAAAGTAAAAACTAACGTGTCAACTATTTTGGTATCAGAGGAGAATAGGTATGTAAGTCTTGGGTTAAATATACCAGACATTGAAGAAATTCAAATTTTTGATGTGAACTTTATAAAGAACACACATAATTGGGGGATAACGGTTGTTGACCCAGATGGGAAAACAACTACAAAGCTCACAAAAATATGTAAAAGTTCTTTAGAGGTTGAGATCTTTTTTGACGAGTATGATTTTGAAATGCTTGTGTATTATGACAACGATAGTCATACATATGAAATACTTTTTTAGTACTAGGTATTAGTTGGAAAGCGGGAGTTGCTAAGGATTTTTACAGCAACTCCTTTGTTTTTTTCTGTTGTCAAGTCTTGTTTTATATTTATTCGGTATTATAATTGCCTTACATATTGAATGGAAGGGGTGATTATAATGGATAGAACTATGGTAGTAGAATACTTTGACGGTGAGAAGAAAGTTAGAAAAATTATAGTTTTAAAGTAGTTTCGCGAAAATAACAACTCCTATAATGAAACAATAAACTTTCATTTAAGGAGGAAACTATTATGGACGAGAATAATTATATCAAGTTAAAATGCGAAGTAGGCGAGTTAATTGGGAAAGTAAGCGAGTTGGAGACTAAGGTTAAAGCTCAGGACGAATTAATCGAGTTACTTACAGACACATTGGTAGAATTACAGGGAACGGTAGCAGGACTTGAAGAGAAGATTTATAGTAAGTAGAAAAGACGAGGATTCCACATGGGGTCCTCTTTTTATTTTCGCGAAAATCACAACTCCTATAATGAAATATTGATTAAGATTTTTTATTTAAGGAGGAATAGTTATGTTTAATAGAAAGAAAAACATTACAATTTTTGCAGATACGATTTTTGCGGTTGATATATGCGATTTCATCAACTCCAGAAAGTTTACGATTTATGGAATGGACGAAACTTTCGTGGGGGCTGATAAGGTTTGCATAACCTGCACCACAATTATTTCAGCAAATAGAATGGCGAAACTTCTAGGAAAAACATTGTATAAAACAAAAATTCAAGGATCAGTTATATTTATAGAGGAGGAGTCTTAAGAGGCTCTTCCTTTTATTTTCCGTACACAGGTGACGGAGAAATAATATATATTTATATAACCATAGGAAGGAGGGGATAGTATGTGGTGGTTAGATTGTGTAGTAATAGCCATTGGGACTATTGTAGGAACTTGTATTGCAAAGTATATACGCAACAGAAAGACTGTCTATGGGCGTTTTTCAATGGAACAGACAGACTCAGAGAATGAGCCAGAGCAATATTCAGTACATGTTATGATTCCAACAAATAAACTTTTATTGGACAAGAAACGTATCATTTTACTCAGAGACGATTCGCGCAAATAACAGGTCCTATTATGGTAATGTAGGAAAATTATATTTTTAAGGAGGATTTTACTATGCAGGAAGTTAAGGAGAAGTTAAAAGGCGAGATTCTGGAAGAGATTGATGCTTTGAATGATATCGACATGAATTCAGAAGACTACAATCCAGCAGTTCGAGGAATTGGAGAGCTTACCGACAAATACATTGAGCTTGAGAAGATTGAGGCTGATAGAGCTAAGAGTGAAGCTGAGCTTGCGCTTAGAGCTGAATCAGATAAATCTGAAAAGCACAGTAGATGGATCGGACATGCTCTGACAGGACTTGGAATACTGGCTAATGCTGGTCTTTTGATCTGGGGGGTCATAACAAATGTCAAGTTTGAAACTGAAGGAAATATCGCTTCAACCGAATCTGGAAAGCAGGCGTGGAGAGAAATCACAAGTTTTAAAAGAAAGTAATTAGGACAGAACCAAAATGAGAGAGGGCTCTTAGCAAGGGCTCTTTCTTTTTATTTTAGGAGGAAAACATGAGATATCACTATGAAAAGCCAAGACACTATACATCTATGTATGGGGTTATATATGCTTGTGATCATCCGGTATATGATCGATGTACTTTATATTTGATAGAGAATCTGGGATTGGCGGTCAGCCAGCAAAGATACGACCCTGATACAAAGCGAACTTGGTGGGGTGAGATAGATCCCTGGTTGGTAGATAGCATATATCTTGCAGAAGGGTTTAAGCAATTTTTTGATGACCGTGCCGGATTGCGTAGTGATGGACACTATCCCACAGTGACAGTAAGACAAATCATGCATGCATTACGGATGAAGCCATTACCAAGAGCAAGATGGGAGACCTGTTTTGACAGGAGGGATATTTGAAATGGAAACAGAAAATCTTATAGATATACTGCTCGATATGAAGAAAAAATTGCATTTAACATATCAACAACTAGCGGATATCTGGCAAGTAAATTTATCTACTGCGAAAAGTAAGTTGCGGGGCGATTCAAGAGTAACTATTCGAGACATGGCTATATTGACTGATTATTTTGGGTATGAATCATATATCGGCATTGCACCCTGTGGCAGGGTATGCATTCATATAACTACCAAGACAATGACATACTATAAACGTTTTTATATGAATCTTACTTAATTCGCGAAAAATGCATTCCCCTTTATGAACATATATTTTAAGGAGGAATGACAGATGAGGACTTTAGCAAAGGAACGAAAACTGACATTGTGGGAGCGTATAGTTATGAACTTACAGCGGACATGGCGTAATAAGATATTTGCATTGTGCATGTTACTAGTAGGTCTTATAGCAATATTAGCTACTGGAGATGGAACAGGTTCAGTATTCTTGACAGCTATAGCAATACCGATGTTTTTCGCTAGAGAAGATGTATGGCGGAATAATTAAGACAAAGGTGGGATGTCTATGGAATCATAGATTTCTCACTTTTATTTTTGGATTCGCGAGTTTTACGGCCTCTATAATGAAGGAGGTGACAATTATGTTTTTAATATTACTGTTACTAATGATTGCATTGATTTTAATAGCAGTTACAGTGATTGCCGTCAGTGTAGGCGGTAGTGTATTCATATTGGTATTCAGCGATGTGATCGTATGTATAGGATTTATTATCTGGTTAATTGTCAAATTGATAAACAGAAGAAGATAATTATAGAGGACTCAGTGCTTAATGCATTGGGTCTTTTATTTTTATAAATACATTTTTAAAGGAGGAATTTATATGAAAGGATTAGTACCATGTGCAAAGATATTTGTACAAAAACATTCGCCCACGATACTTACGGTATTAGGCACAGTGGGTGTTATTGCTACGGGTATATTTGCAGCGAAAGAAACACCCAAAGCAATGAGAAAACTGAAGAAAGAAGAACTTCGGAAAGGCGAGCCACTCACAACTAAGGAAAAAATAGTTATTGCAACGCCAGTTTATGTTCCAACAGGTGTTATTGCAGTGTCAACTATTGCTTGTATCGTTAGTTCAAATGTCATCAACCATCAGAGACAGGCACAGCTTATGGCGGCATATACAATGGTAAGGGAAACCTTAGCGCAGTATCGCGGAGAAGTTGTAAAGAGATATGGCGAAGATGTCGATAGGGAGATAATGAGCGATATTTCGAGAAAATATTACGATTATCACCAAATCAATAATACAACACCTGACAAGATATTTCATTTTTGTGAGCCTGTTACCGGACGGTACTTTGACATGTATGAACGAGAACTTATGGATGCTGAATACCATATAAATCGAAATTATGTATTACGCGGGTACGTGGTATTCAACGAATGGTTAGAGTTTCTAGGACTTCCGCTAGTCCCGAATGGGAATGACATCGGTTGGAGTATCGACAGTGGCATGTATTGGATTGATATGGCTCATACAAAAACAAAAGAGAAAAAAGACGGCGAGCCTGTATATATGTTGGATTATTTATACGGGCCAGATGAAGATGCAATGGAAGAATGGCGAGATGCTTCATACGTGTCAGAACCGTATGAAGATATGTTACCGTCATTTGCTGAAAAATAAAGGAGGATTATATCAATGAAGAATAATAATTGGTTGAAAGTGTTAGGGATGGTAGTACCAGTGTTAGGTTTTGGCATATCTATGTTGTCTGACTATGTGCAGGAAAAGCAGACAGAGGAGATGGTCGAGGCTAAGGTAAATGAAGCTATGAACAGAATCGAGAAGAAGGAGAATTGCGATGAATAAATTCACAAGAGTTTTGAATAGGATGGCTAATAAAGCTGGCAAAAACAGTCCAGCGATACTGATAGGATTAGGCATTACATCCGCAGCAGGCGCTGTTATATTTGCAGTTAAGGGCACAATAGCTGCAAATAAGAAAGTAGAAGAGGTAAAAGAGGCTAAGATAAACGAGCTCATGGAGGAAGAGATCGAAGATATCCCTGTAGAAGTGGAGCTCACAAAGAAAGAAATCGTACAGGCAACGTGGAAGTGCTACATTCCAACCGCTATATCGTTCACCACATCAGTGGTATGCATTATATGTGCCAACAACGTGAATGCTAAGCGGAATGCAGCTATAGCTACAGCATACTCTATGTCTGAAGCAGCATTACATGAGTATAAGAACAAGGTGATCGAGACTATTGGTGAGGAAAAAGAGAAAGAGATAGCAAAGGCAGTTGTTAAAGATAAAATCGAGAAAGCACCAGCACCAAATACACAGGTTATCGTAGCGGGGGACGGAGAGCAGCTTTGTCTGGATTATATATCTCAAAGATATTTCAAATCTGACAGAGAAACACTTCGCGCAGCGGTAAATGACCTGAACGAGATACTGAATAGTTGTGACTATGTATCTTTGAACGACTTCTACGATAAGATTGGGCTGGAAAGGACATCAATCGGTGATGAGATTGGCTGGAATGTAAGTAGAGATGGGCTCATTCAGCTAGATATCACTGGTGATATTGCAAAAGATGGTCGTCCGTGTCTTGGAATAGGCTATCGTGTAGCTCCGAGGTACGAATATTCCATGTATCACTGATGCAAATTCGCGAAAATTACAAGTCATATTATGAGACTATAAGTCAAATAAATTATATTTTAGGAGGATAAAACTATGGAGAACAACGAAGAAATCATGAACACAGAGATGGAGAATGAGGTAAACGAGGTTAGCGAGTCAAACTATGATAACACTGATTCAACAGAAGGCGGATCTACAGCTGGAGGAATCGTTATTGGACTTGGAATAGCAGCAGTCGGCGGATTAGTCGCATTTGCTATATCAAGAAGAAATGAGATACTTCAGAGGAGGATCAAGAATCTGGAGAAGAAGGGTTACAAGGTTGAGAAACTGCCTGAGCCAGAAGATGAAATCGACGAGGACGAAGAGACAGTTGTCGACATGAAAAAGGCTAAGTAGAGTTATTTACGACATAGTCAAAGCAAGGAGGATGCCTTATTACAAGGTGTTCTCCTTTTTATTTTGCATATTTTTAGGAGGACATGCCTATGGCAAAATATTTATACAGAGGTCCAGTGATGGAGTTTGATAGGTGCATAGTCAACAACTGGACAGGGCAGACTGAGGCTCCATCAGAGGCAAAAGCTAAGAGCAATCTTAGTTACCAGTTTAAAAAATATAATAACCGAACAGCAAATACAAAGATAACATTGCCAGGTAAGCTGTTAAAGGTTAGTTAGGAGGAGACTATGGCTGAAGTTAAATTACCAAGTAATTCCCATAGAGCTAGAATCGAGGCAGAGAAAAAAGCTGAAGAACCGAATAAGAAAGAAGTACAGAAAGTTGTTTCTGGAAAGGTCGTACGAAAAGAGAACAAGGGTCGAAAACTCACGGACGCAATCATTAGTGATGACGTGAAGCATGTAAAGTCGTATGTTGTTTTTGAGGTTCTTATCCCGGCATTTAAGAAAGCTATATCGGATATTGTTACCAATGGTATTGACATGATTCTGTATGGCGAGACCGGACATACAAAGAAATCGGGTAGTTTGCGATCGGATTATGTGTCATACAGGTCATATAGTGATTCGTCAAGAGAACGAAGATATGTGGATAGTAGATCTGACAGTGACTACGACGACTTGATATTTGAGCATCGTGGATCAGCAGAAGATGTACTGGCACATATGGAAGATATTCTTGACGAGTATCATCAGGTATCGATAGGTGATATGTATGATTTGGCAGGTGTTACGTGCGATTATACATACAACGATTATGGATGGACAAGCCTCAGAGACGCAGAGGTGGTCCGCATAAGAGACGGATATTATATAAAGTTGCCTAGAGCAAAGGCACTCAGGAGGTAAAGCATGGATAAGAATGATATTTTAGATAAGGCAAAAACCATTATAAATGGTGAACGACAGGGTACGTATGGCAATGCAGAGGATAACTTTGCAAGTATAGCTGCATTTTGGGGCACATATCTTAATACTCCAATCGACAGCACAGACGTTGCAAATATGATGATTCTTATGAAGGTAGTCAGAAATGCCAGTGGTGTATACAAGGATGATAACTATATTGATATTTGTGGTTATGCGGCTCTCGGTGGTGAGATTGCAGCTGACAAGGAACTTTTTCCTCGTGAAAAGGGTAAGAAAGCACACGATGACGCCGTTATCGCACCGAGACACGGTTATATGTTTTGTGAAAATGCATTAAAGGAGGACGATACAAATGAAGAGTAAATTTTTCTCAAAGATGGCAGTAGCAGCCAATAAAGCTATATTTAAGACCAGGCAGCATAGCCCAGAGATATGCATGATCGTTGGAGTAGTGGGCACGGTAGGCAGTGCAATATGGGCATGCATGGCTACAAGAAAACTTGACGATGTTATGGAGGAATCTCATAAGAAGTTAGATTCTGTTCATGAAGATATTAAAGCAATAACAATAAAAAGTGGCGAAGAGCCGGAATGTACAATGAAAGACTGTAAGAAAAGTCTTACGACTGTATATTTACAGACTGGTTGGGAGCTTACGAAGCTCTATGGGCCATCCATATTGCTTGGCGCATTATCAATAGGTAGCATAGTTACATCTAACAGGATTCTCAGACAGAGAAATGCAGCTCTTGCTACTGCTTATATGACTGTAAATAAGTCATTCAAAGAGTATAGAAACAGAGTTGTTGAGAAGTTCGGAAAAGAAGTGGATCAGGAACTCAGATACAATATCCAGCACAATACCATGGAGACTGTGGTGCAGAATGAAGATGGTACTCAGACAGTGGTTACGGAGGAATATGATGTCATTGATCCAAACACATTATCGCCATATGCAAGGATATACGAATGCGGGAATACCGGATGGGATGATGATCCAGAGCAGACGTTATGGTTTCTCAGACAGCAACAGAACTGGGCTAATGATAAACTCAAAGATCAGGGTTATCTATATCTAAACGATGTATTTAAAATGCTGGGATTCCAGCAGACAAAGATTGGCCATGAGGTCGGTTGGATATATGATGAAAAGAATCCAAATGGTGATAATTTCGTAGATTTTGGCATATTTGATGTCAATAATTCAGCTACACGTAGGTTTGTCAATGGGTACGAGAAGGCGGTAGTGCTAGACTTCAATGTAGACGGACCTATTACCGATTATGTATGTGCATGAAGAGGTTTTGACTCTTACGGGTCAGGTGATTGGTACAGAGATATATTTGATTACCCTCAGTTGTTTATAGGACGCTGAGGGTTATTTTCATGTAGGAGGAAAACAAATTGAACAATAAAGTATTGATATTTTCATTAGGAGTTGCGGTAGGTGCTGTGGCTTCTTGGTTTATAGCAAGAGAAAAGTACAGAAAGATAGCAGATGACGAGATTGCATCTGTGAAGGAAGTATTTCAGCGTAAAAAAAAAGAGGAAGTTGAGTTAGCTGAGGAGAACGTAACATACTGTGGTCTTGTGGATACATACGATACCGAGTCAGCAGATGATGATTTGGCGGAAGATAAAGACAACAGTATTCTTCCATACATCATCGAACCTGAAGCGTATGGTAATAAGGCAGAGAACGAGTGCACAGTACTCATGTGGTACGGCGATGATATTCTGACTGATACATATGGAGCGAATGTGGACGACATCGTCAACACAGTCGGCAGAGAATTCATAGATCATTTCGGTGAGAATCCAGAGGAGCCAGATGTAGTGTATGTAAGAAATGATCGCCTTGAGATGGATTATCAGATACTTCAGTGCAACTCTGGAGAGGAGGACTAATGTATTTAGAGGATAAGTTTCGAGAAGATTATTTCAAATGGCTATGTAATATAGTCTGTGGAAAGCGGTTTGGTAGAGAAGTCTCTTACAATAAGCTGCTTTCTTTTTTATATTCTAAGGAATTCTATGCAGTAATGGCAAGAGACGAAAATAGAGCAAGTGATGGTATAGATCTTCGCAAGGAATTCATGTTTGCTAATGGTTATGATACGTCTATGTCAGACTTGGTATCTGAGCCATGTAATATCTTAGAAATGATGGTTGCGCTTTCATTAAGATGTGAGCGGACGATCATGGATAATCCACAGATAGGAAATCGTACAGGTCAGTGGTTCTGGCAGATGATATCCAGTCTGGGATTACAGGGAATGCATGATAGATGTTTTGACGTTCGACTCGTACACGAGATAACAGATACATTTCTCGACAGAAAATATGACCGAGATGGCAAGGGAGGATTATTCACAATTCCAAATTGCCGAGAAGATCTCAGACGTGAGGAAATATGGATACAGATGTGTTGGTTTCTTGATAGTATATCGTGAATCAAATAATGAAAAGAGAGGGTGGTGAGTATGTTAGATTTTATGACTATCGCAACCAGATCGCCCAAACGTGGCGAGGTTGAGATATATCCTAAATTCATCATCAAGAAGAGTAAGGATCTCATGATTCGCGGTCAGGATTTCTACGCTATATGGGACGAAGAACATAAACTTTGGTCGACTGATGAAGAAGATGTTGTCCGTCTCATAGATCAGGAAATAAAAACATATTATGAGGAGAATAGAAACAGATTTACAGATTTAGCAAAACCTATGTATATGTGGGATGCCGATACTGGGATGATTGATAAGTTTCATAAATATTGTCAGAAACAGTCCAGAGATTCGTTCCATATGTTGGATGAAAAACTTATATTTTCAAATGATGCCGCCAGAAAAGAGGATTATGCAAGTAAACGACTGCCGTATCCTCTTGAGGCGGGCGACTATTCATCATGGGATAAGCTATTATCTACTTTATATTCTGAGGAGGAGCGTCGCAAGATTGAATGGGCTATTGGTTCTATCATAACCGGTGATAGCAAGACCATTCAGAAATTTGTAGTGTTATATGGTGCCGCCGGAACAGGTAAATCAACAGTTTTGAATATTATTCAGATGTTATTTGATGGATATTATTCAGTATTTGATTCAAAGGCATTGGGTTCTGCTACGAATGTATTTGCTCTGGAGGCATTCAGATCGAATCCGCTTGTAGCAATAGAGCATGACGGCGATTTATCCAGGATTGAGGATAACACGAAGATAAACAGTTTGGTGTCACATGAGCAGATGACGGTAAACGAGAAGTTCAAAAGTACATATACAAACAGTTTTAAGTGTTTTCTTATCATGGGTACAAACAAACCAGTAAGGATCACCGATGGTAAATCGGGTTTGTTAAGACGTCTGATAGATGTATCTCCATCAGGGGATAAGCTCAGCCAAAAAGAATACAAAGAGGCGATGGCAAAAGTTAAGTTTGAGCTTGGGGCTATTGCCTGGCATTGCAAGGAAGTATATTTGGAAAATCCAGGAAGATATGACGACTATGTGCCAGTTGCGATGCTGGGAGCGTCAAATGATTTCTATAACTTCATATTGAGTGCATATCATGTGTTCAAAAAACATGACAGTACAACACTCAAAGAGGCATGGGAGATGTACAAGCTGTATTGTGACGATGCAAAGGTGCCTTATCCATATTCTCAGAGAAGTTTCAAAGAAGAACTCAAGAACTATTTCAGAGAGTATTCAGATCGTATAGCACTTGACGATGGTGCGAGAGTAAGAAGTTACTACACTGGATTCAGGACTGATATTTTTGAGCGTGAAGAACCTACAGAGAAAACGGAAGTTGCTGAAACGAGTATTCCTGCATGGTTGAGGTTTAAAGAACAACATAGTTTACTTGACGATGAACTCGCAGATTGTCCAGCGCAATATGCGTCAAGTAACGAAACTCCGACGATATCGTGGGATAGGTGTAAAACTAAACTGAAAGAGCTCGATACTCATAAACTGCATTACGTGAAAGTCCAAGATGTCAAAACTAATCTGATAGGTATAGACTTCGATAAAAAAGGAGATGATGGTAAAAAATCCTTCGAGAGAAATCTTGAAGCGGCAAGTAAGTGGCCTGCTACATATGCAGAACTCAGTAAGAGTGGAGCTGGCATACATCTTCATTATATTTATGATGGGGACGTTTCAATGCTTAGTCGTATTTATGATGAGGATATTGAAATAAAGGTATTTACGGGTAATAGTTCATTAAGACGTATGCTTACCAAGTGTAACGATATCCCTATAGCGACTATTAACTCTGGATTACCTTTGAAGGAGGAGAAAAACACGGTAGGAAAAGATAAAATAAAGAGCGAGCGAGGGCTTAGACAGCTGATAAAAAGGAATCTCAATAAAGAGATACACCCATATACTAAGCCCAGTATTTGTTTTATACGACAAATATTAGATGATGCTTATAATCAAGGTCTGCATTATGACGTAAGCGATATGTTCGATGCTGTATTAGCATTTGCCATGTCAAGTACAAATAATGCAGACTTTTGCATTAAGCAGGTAAAAGAAATGAAGTTCAAGTCAGACGAACCTTCTGAAAATACTGAGGACACGGAGAAACCTATAGCATTTTATGATATAGAGATATTTCCAAACTTGTGCTTGGTGAACTGGAAGATTGCCGGTGAAGGAAATTCAATGGTTCGTATGATCAATCCAAAGCCTATAGATATTGAGAAGTTGATAACCGGGTATAGGCTAATCGGATTTAACTGTAGACGATACGATAATCATATTCTGTTTGCAATTATGATGGGGTATGACAACGAGCAGCTCTACAGATTATCACAGAGAATAATAAATCACGATAATAACGCATTCTTTGGCGAGGCGTATAACATATCATACACTGATATTTATGATTTTGCATCGTCTACCAATAAAAAGAGTTTGAAGAAGCTCGAGATAGAGATGTCAAAGGTTGCTCACGACCCAAAATCTAAGATAAGTGATGAACTCAGAAAGTTATTACTGAGGATCAAACACCAGGAGCTTGGATTAGAATGGGATAAGCCTGTGCCAAAGGAACTTTGGGTGAAAGTTGCTGAGTATTGTGACAATGATGTTATATCCACAGAGGCAGCGTTCTATTACTTGAAGGCAGACTGGACGGCAAGGCAGATTCTGGCAGATTTGGCTGAGATGACAGCCAATGATACAACAAATACTCTGACTACAAGAATTATATTTGGTAAAAATAGAAAACCACAGAGCGAATTTATGTATAGGGATTTGTCACAGCCCGTGAAAGAGCTTCCGCCAGATGTGCTGTTATTTCTGAAAGACACATGTCCGGAGATGATGGCAGCACCACATAATCCGCAACATGCAGAGGCTCCATTCAAAGAGGATAGCTTACTTCCATATTTTCCAGGTTATACACACGAGTTTGGCAAGTCAATGTACAGAGGAGAGGATCCAAAAGAGGGTGGCTTCGCTCAGGGATTACCTGGCATGTATGGTAACGTAGCATTGCTTGATATTGTTTCAATGCATCCACATACGATAATTGCAGAGTGTTTGTTTGGTGTTAAGTACACTAGAGCATTCCGTGATATTGTTGAAGGACGTGTAAGTATCAAACATAAAGCATGGGATGAAGTTGACCAAATGATGGATGGTAAGCTCAGACCATATATTGAGAAAGTCAAGAATGGCGAACTGAGTCATAAGGACTTGGCAAATGCACTCAAGACAGCTATCAATTCAGTTTATGGTTTGACAGCCGCAGGTTTTGATAATGCATTTAGGGACAACAGAAACGTTGATAATATAGTGGCAAAGCGTGGAGCTCTGTTCATGATAGATCTCAAGCATGCCGTTATGGAGCGTGGGTTCAAGGTTGCTCATATCAAGACGGACTCAATCAAGATACCAGATGCCACTCCGGAGATTATCAAGTTCGTTATGGACTTCGGCAAGAGGTATGGATACACATTTGAGCATGAGGCTACATATGAGAAGATGTGCCTTGTGAATGATGCAGTATATATTGCAAAATACAAGTCCCCAGAGGATTGTCAGAAGATGTATGGTTATGTGCCAGGTGATAATGCTGAGCATGGTGGAGAGTGGACAGCTACTGGTAAGCAGTTCGCAGTCCCATATGTATTCAAGACGCTATTCAGCCATGAACCAATAGTATTTGACGATATGTGTGAGACATTTTCAGTATCCAAGGGAGCTTTATATTTGGACATCAATGAAAAACTTCCGGACGTGAGTGAGCTCGAGAAACAGCTTGATAAACTCGAGAGTGACTATAAGAAAGGTAAGATATCAGATATAATGTTTGAGCCTGAGGCTAAGAAACTTGCTGAGGATATTGAACCGGGTCACAACCTACAGTTTGTAGGAAGGGTTGGTCAGTTTACACCTATATTGGCTGGCGAGAATGGTGGTGTATTATATCGTGTGGATAACGGTAAGAATTATGCAGCATCGGGATCGACTGGTTACAGGTGGCTTGAGTCTGAGATGGTGAGACAGCTCGGAAAAGAGGATGCTGTAGACAAGTCATTCTACAGAAAACAGGTAGATGCAGCAATAGCAGAAATATCTAAGTATGGTGATTTTGAGCAGTTTGCTTCAGATGATCCATATGTATGTACGGATCCACCTATGGATTTTATGTATATTCCACCAGGAGTAACTGGTGATATGCCGTTCAAACAGAGTATCGCGTAGATTACAGCCTCTATAATGAGGAGGTGATTTTATGATATTACATTTAATACAGTGGTATTTACTAATTGGCTGTGTAGTTATGGGTATTACTATACTATTAATATTAGTATCTGGTAGTGGTGCTTGGACATTATGCGAAGAAGATGACGAGTCAAGAGCGGATGCATTTATTGGTATGGTTATATTATATTTTGTATGGCCATATTACGTAATTATATATGTAAGAACTATGAAAGCATTAATAAAAGAAATCACGAAATAACAATTAGGGGGTCTAAGGAAACTTAGACTCTCTTTATTTTTTGCAAAAGGAGAATAAGACAATGGAACTTAAAGTAGCAGAAAATGGAATATTAATGGTAGACGATGGACACATCATATTTAAGAATTTTGCTGGGAAAATGACAGCGTATAATGCTGAGGGCAACAGAAACTTTGCTCTGAGCATACCTACCAGAGAGATGGCTGATGCGTTGGCTAGAGATGGTTGGAATGTAAAGATCAAAGATGGGGTAAATCCGGGGGACGAACCAAGAATGCACCTGCCTGTGAAGGTAAAGTTTGGACGTTCTGGTCCCAACATATATTTAACGAGCGGTAAAAACAGGAGACAGCTTACTGAAGATGAGGTTGGGATTCTGGACAGGATCAGCATTGCAAGGGTCGATCTTGATATTCGACCATATGATTGGGTAACTCAGGAAGGTACTAAGAACGAGAAACGTGGTAGAGCTGCATATTTACAGAATATGTATGTGGAGCAGAATATTGACAGGTTTGTTCAGCGTTTTGCAGAGGAAGAGGCACCTGACGATGAGGATGAACTGCCATTCAAATAATATGTAAGAATAGATCACACGAGACTTAGCGTAGTAATATGCTAGGTCTCTTTTATATTTTAAGGAGGAGATTTTTATGAATATTATTGTTGTTACAAAATATGAGAGTGATATAAGTAAGTTTATTCGCGATGCATCAGATTGGGTGATGAAAAATCCAGTTGATAAAACGCTATATAGATATAGTGGTGTTGGAGCGAACCGTAATGTGCGCATTGGGCCATATAACATAATGTTTGCACGTAGACCTGAGGTCCTATTAGGACTTAGGATCGATATTGTCTATTATTACGGCATTTCAATTGAAGCCTCTATGGTTAGTAGAATCGAAAGTCGAATGACCCCAGGTGGAAAAATCTTTATAGATTTGCATTGTTTTATGGCAGAGGTGTTTCGGAGAGCAGAAAATGAAGTAGACATTGCTAAAAGGCTGTTACTCAATAACATATATGGATTATCTGGTCATAATGAGGCATATGGAATAGAAATAGACCGCCTGACCAGCGAGATACTCAGACAGTGTCACTTATCTACAGAATTATGCAAACCAAATGTCGTTGCATGTATAAAGGAGGAAACAACTATGAATTGTGATATTAGATCAAACATAAAGGACGTTATATTTAGTGATCGAGTAACTATCATACTTTGGAAGGATGGAACCAAAACTATGGTTAGGGCTGGAAAACATGAATACTATGATCCTGAGAAAGGTTTTGCTATGGCTGTTTGCAAGAAGATGTTCGGCAATGAGGGTAACTATTATGAGGTATTCAAGAAGTATGTACCAGTAACACATTATATTGTGGATAAGAAAGATGCTAAGAAAGACATCATGATAACAGATCAGGCTGTTTCAGACGAGGTCAAGAATGAAATCGCAGGTATGATCAATGAATGTCAGGAAAAGGGTAAAATATGGCCAGGGCTTACTAGGAAGAAATGGAAAGATCTGGTCAACAAGGTTGCTAAGCGTGTCACAGATAAGCGGAAGAGAGAAGAAGCTGAAGCAGATTGTAAGAAGAAAAAAGAAGGTATAAGATCAGGCAAATACCCTTGGAGTATGGACATGAGTAAATATATGACCCCACCAGAAGAGGATGTAAACAGCTCGGGTAAGGAGGAGTGACATGAATACTAATAAGGTAGGTACTCTTACTTTTGATAAGAGGCAGTTAGACATATATTCGTCGTTGGACGAGCCTTTGTTCAGTGCTAGAGATGTAGCAGATATGGTTGGTTATAGCGCGGGAAATACTTGGAACATGCTCGGTATGGTGGAGACAGATGAAAAGCTGATACTACCAATGGTAGTTGCAGGGCAGAGTAGATCGGTCAGCTTTGTTACTGAGTCTGGGTTATATAACATATTAGCCCAGAGTAGAAAGCCTCTTGCGCGTAAATGGAGACGTCTTATAAGTGACGAACTTATCAATCTCAGAAAACGGAGAAATTACAATGTGCTGGAGCAGTTCCAGGAATGGGATCATAAGCTGGACGATATATATTTTGATGAAGAAACGGGGATGATGATGCAGTCGGTTACCCTTCCAGGAGGAGACGTAGATCAGATTCCATATAGAGGGGAGGCGCTTGCTTTATGATGTCTGGAAACAATCTTGATACAGCGGTAACGGGCGTATGTGTCGGTTTGGCTGAGACTAAGCAGCTCGCTACCTGTGAGTTCACCTATAACGATGGTGCCGTAGCAAAGGATGCGCCTAATGGTGAACCTTTATATTTAGGGTTTGTGAGTTTTGCGGAGATGGATGCATTTATAGAGACTTTACAGCGGATGAAAAACAAGCTTGTGCAGGGAGGTAATGAAAATGAGTAAGGAGTATGACAAATATATTAAAGAGCATAAGGTTGCAGTTATGAAAGCTTATACGTGGCTTTTGGATAATTACGATGACGTGCTCAAAATAAGCAAGTATCCCAACTTGAAAGCAAATCTGCTTAATCATGATACATCAAAGTATTCGGATGAGGAATATGATGCCTATGACAAGTACTTCTATAGTGGGAATAGATCTTATGCAGTAGTTGAAGAGTTTAGGCGTGCATGGCTTCATCATATTCACGTCAATCCACATCATTGGCAGTATTGGGTTCTTGTGAATGACGACCCAAAGGAGGGTACCATAGCACTTGACATGCCAGACGAATATATTATTGAGATGATTTGCGATTGGTGGTCATTTTCATGGCGGTCTGGTGATTTGGCTGGGGTATTTAAGTGGTATGATGACCACAAAAAATATATGCAGTTAAGTGAGCGGACAAGGAGTAGTGTTGAGCTCATTCTAAGCATGATAGAGTATAAGCTTGATTAAAGAGGTGACACAGTGGACGGTGACTAAAGACAAAGAATTTCTGCGTCCTCATCAGCAGATAGCCCTCGCTAAGATGCACAATGGTTGCATATTATGTGGAGGCACTGGTTCTGGCAAGAGTAGGACTGGATTATATTACTTTTTTCAACAGAGTGGTGGTCGGATTGATAAGTCCGGCCATCATCCTGTGAAAAAGAGACCTAAGGATTTATATATTATAACCACTGCAAGAAAACGAGATACTCATGAATGGGAGGATGAGATGGCCCCATTTATGATGTCAACCAACCCAAAACTAAATAAAACCAACGGCAACAAAATAGTTGTGGATAGCTGGAATAATGTAAAGAAGTACTCTGATATTCAGGGTGCTTTTTTTATATTTGATGAGCAGCGAGTGGTTGGTTACGGGACTTGGGTAAAAGCCTTCCTGAAGATAACAAAGTCGAATGAATGGATATTACTGTCCGCCACACCCGGCGATACATGGATGGATTATTTGCCTGTATTTTTGGCTAATGGCTTTTATAGAAATAAGACTGAGTTTATCCATGAGCATGTTATATATTCGAGGTTTTCCAAGTTCCCAAAGATTGATAGGTATGTTAACACTGGTAGGCTTATACGACTCAGAGAGAGACTGCTGGTGGATATGCCATTTGACCGATCTACGGTGCAGCATCATGAAGACGTCTTCGCTGAGTATGACATGAAACTGTATAAGTCATTATTCAAAGATAGATGGAATATATATGAGAACAAACCAATAGAGAATGCGTCGGAGTTATGTTATTTGCTGAGAAAAGTAGTAAATAGCGATGAAACACGACAGACTAAGGTGTTGGAGCTGTATGAAAAACACCCTAAATGCATTATATTTTATAACTTTGATTATGAGCTGGAGATACTAAAGAGTATATTTGAGATATATATGGATGATGACAGGTTTGAGCTTGCTGAGTGGAATGGACATGCTCATCAGGAGATACCGCATACAGAGCGATGGGTATATTTGGTTCAGTATACGGCTGGGTGTGAGGGATGGAATTGTGTTGATACCGATACGATTATATTTTACTCACAGAACTACTCGTACAAGGTTATGGAACAGGCGGCAGGACGAATTGATAGACTGAATACCAAGTTTGTTGATTTATATTACTATCATCTGAAGAGTAGGGCCAGTATCGATATAGCAATCAGCAAAGCTATTAACAATAAGAAGAAATTCAATGAAAGCAGATGGTTACATATATAGGAGGATATATGGATGAATTAGACAAGTCGTCGGGGATGTTTTTCTCAGTAAAAAACTGGTCCGATTGTAAGGATGTACTTGAAAGGGAGTTATCACGTTTTGTGTTTGGAAATATCAAATGTGAGCTTTTTGATGACTTTTTAAAAATAACCATAACGTATGGCACTACAGAGTATTACAAATATTACGACGTAGATACTATCGAGTATATGCATTTGGATTATTTAATTAACATAATACTCAGACTTTATAGGGATTATGTAATGCGTATATATTTTAAAAGAGAAGGACGAGTTTTATTAAATTCGCGTAAAGAACAGCCTCTATAGTGGAGGTGAAGTATATGACAGACTATGAATATATATATATAGTATGGCAGTACAAAAGGCACTAAAACCGAGAATAATCGGAAGTATATTTTGTGCAATCAGGGATGACGTACTCAATATAATCATCGAAAACGATGGTAAAAAATTTGAGTATAGCATTGATGAAATAACAGAAAAGATACGTACGGGTTATCCGGTTGATAGCGTGGTTAAGTACTGTTATGACATGTATAAGGTATTTATATTAAGTAATTATTTCTATTAACAACAGAGAAGGGTCTTTGGAAACATTGACTCTTCTTTTATTTTGGTCGCGATATTTACAACCTCTATAATGAGGAGGTGATCGATATGACTTACAGACAGAGAGAAACAGCTAGAGAAGTAAGACTTTGGATTGGACAGGTCATAGTACCAGCGGTAGTAGGTATTACTGGGCTTGTGACTTTGCATCCGGAGCTTAAAGACAAAGCTAAGATACAGGTAAATCGTATCAAGAACAAATTTAAAAAATAAGACGAGAGGGTCTGGACTGATATTTAGTTCAGGCTCTTTTATTTTTTCAAGGAGGAGATTAGAAATGAATATGTTAGATTGGGCAAGAAAAGAAGTTGAGATTGCATGTAGAAAAGAGAACCCTGATAAAAAGAGGGGGGGAGTTTGATTATGGGTGTGCTTGTTATGGGAGTGCACTAAAGGCATTTGAAAGTTTATGTGGAGATGGGCATTCAGGATTCAGTATAAAAATGACGCAGAGTATCCTCAACAGACTCATAGACGGTAAGCCATTGACACCTATAGAGGATACTGATGATATTTGGGATACGTGCACATGGCATGACAGTGACGGTTTCAAATGGTATCAGTGTAAACGAATGCCTTCGTTATTTAAGAAGGTATATCCTGATGGAGCAATCAAATACAGAGACAATGACAGATCGTATTGTGTCGACATTAATGACCCGCGTATCATATACACTTCGGGTCTGGGTAGTTGTGTCGTTGACGCAATGTTTCCTATAACGATGCCATATATGCCGAGTAAGCCGATTAAGGTTTATTGCGAGGATTTCCTAACAGACAAAAAGAATGGTGATTCTGATACTGTTGGAGTATTTTATGCAATTAAAACTGAGAATGGTCAGCAGGAAAAAATTGAAATCGATAGATTCTTCAGAGAACCAGAAGGCGATGAAGAGGGAAAGTGGATTGAGATATCTAAAGAAGAATATGATGAACGGAAGAGTAGAAAGTTGTAGAAAGGATGATATTTATGACTATCGTAGAGTTTGTTGAGGGTTATTTAGAACATCCCCTATCAGATTGGGACAGGCAGTTCGTAGAAAAAGCATATGAGTCCGTAAAATACAGACAACTACTAATCTATGTTCATCCACGTGGTAGTAGTAAGTGGTATTACGATATGTTACAGGCCTTGGTGATTCTTGCCGTAGGTATGGAACAGGGACTCATAAAGAAAAGGTAATAAAGGAGTAAGTTAATTATGAAATTCGTAGTTTCAAGGGTGAGCGACGATTATCGTCATAATATTCCGGATAATGCTGAGCCACCGATACCAGGATGTGTATTGGAGAAGCGAATGAAAAAGTACCCGGTGAACATACATGATATTCAGACTGGGAATGTTATAGAGACGCAAAAAGAAAAGCCCGATGATCGCTGGACCATTGATATTAATTCTTTGGAGCAGCTTATGGGTTTGATACGGGCTCAGGAAGGAACTAAATATGGGTTCATAGTCTATGATGAAGACGATGCGGGCGATCTTCCTAACATAACGATTTTTGATGATTATATTGATTAGAAGGGGGTAATGACATGGACGAAATATCAATACAGATTTTGATAAACCAACGAACAATCATGTCAGTAATAGATGAGATGTAAACCTTTATGGTAGATTTACCAGCAGCCACGTCACTTCATATAAGCGAGGACTTACAGGTAAATATAAGAGCAACAAAACAGATACTAGACAACCACCAGAAAGGAGTTGAATAATCATGGGAGTATACATAATAAATAAAAAGAAATATGACACTAACAAGATGGAGCTTATATCGAATAAGTTCAGATATGAATATGAAGTAAATCACCCGATTTTTGGTGGGTTTACATGCGTTACGTACGATACCGGACTGTATAAAAGCAAGAATGGTAATTGGCTTGTTGTTTTTGATGGACATGGTCGTGCGGTGACCGAAAAAAAAGCTCAAGATATGCTACTTAAACGTGACTATAAGGCATATGAAAAACAGTTTGGCAAGTTAGAGGAGGCGTGATATGCGAAAATTGATCTTATTTTGTCGTAAATACGGGATAGAGGTACGTATGGATTACGACAGTTTGGTAGATGGTCAGCGTTTTGTATTCCGACGAGGGAGAGAGCGGTATACATACGTGTTCAGTATGAGTGATCTAAGAGAAATGGATGAATGGGTACATATTGAGGATACACTCATGAATTGGGTGCATATTCAGTTTCAGTTAGGAGCAGAAGAATGATCGGAGATTATAAAGAAGTATATTTTCATGAATATTGTAAGACTTGTAAGCATCGAGATATAGAAGATTGGAAGGATCCATGCAATCCTTGTTTGGCTAATCCATGTAACATCGATTCCCATAAACCTGCATATTATGAGAAAGATGAAAATGTAAAAGAACAGAAGTAGCAAGGTTTTGCATATTTAAGGAGGAGTTTTTATGCAGACAAAAGAGAAGAAAAGACAGAATTATGATATGCACAGGCATAGGAGTCTTGAGGAAGAGGCCCTTATTAGCGAGAAGATGCAGCTGTTGCACGATTTTTGCATTGTCAACCAGTTCAATCATAAAAAATATAGAGAAAAGTTTGAAAGAGCTCTAGCAAATAGACCAGCCGGAGTTAGTGCAGTGGCTATTATAGAGAATCTTAGTATCACAATTATAGAGGAGGAACTATAAGTATGCAGAGGCATTTGGTTAGGCGGTTTAAAATTATATCTGGAGGAAGAGGGGAAGCAGAAGCGTCCGTTAATAAGCTTCTATCCGATCCAAAGGTAGAAAATATAATACATATTGGAGATACATGTGTGTTTGATAAGGCATACAAAGTACTACATTCTATTTATATTTTGTATGAAGTATGGGAGGGGGAATCCGCATGATAAAAACTATAGATAAGTACAAAGAAGTTGATGCTGCAAATGTAGCTCAGTTCAAAGAAACTGGAAGAGTAGGACGATACGACGGCGATGATCTGTATACTTGTGTTATTTGTGGTAGGAAGACCAATATAGACAGTTCATATTCAACAAGAGGGCATAATTTGATATGCAGTGGGCATTTATTTTTGCTTAATGGTAATGAATACAAAGAACTTAGCGAGTTTGTATGGGGGAGGCGCTACATATTTTCCTAAAATTTTCGCGTAGTCTACATGCTCTATAGTGAAAGGAGTGATGAACTATGTTACGAAAAATAATAAGTAATCATTTTATAGAGAGGTCTAGTGAACTTGTAGCTAGAGGTGGTATTGAAAGTATGAAGCAGAGTGCTAAATGCATGAGAATGGCACTGATATTTATGAGTGCAGATGACAGGATGATAACTATAAATGAACAGTGGAAAAATGTAGCACAGAGATAACTTAAAATTAGAAGAGGGTCTTCAAATGAGGATTCTCTTCTTTTTATTTTTTAGGAGGAGATAAATATGAAACTGAACAACATAAACAACAGAAAATTGAAGGATGCTTCTTTAACGAAGGTCGAAACAGAAGAATGGGACGATGAATATCGTTTATGTCTCGTATATGAGGGGGTAGATGACTTCGGCAATATTCATGAGGTGACTTTAAAAGATATTCTTTTGCCTCTTTATGGGGATTTTAAATTCAGGGGAGCTAGCTCAGCAGATATATATGAGCGTCCTCGAATAACTATTGATGTGGGGTATGGTGATGTTACTCTGTGGGATCCGTCTAATAGCATAACTGACACTATAGTCAAATATGCATCTCCTAAGGAAATGACTCTTGAGGAGATAGAGGAGAAGCTTGGACATAAGGTCAAGATTGTGAGTAGAGAGGATGGATAATGATAGAAGTAGGTAATAGTGGATGCAAACGATTTTGTAGGTGTAATGACTGTAAAGTTGTATTTTTGGTTGGCATGGATCAGATGTATTCCATTCACCACAAAAATGGATACTTGCTTAGTCGTTGGGTGCGTTGTCCTCAATGTAAGAAAGCTATATTGTTGGACGAACACGAATACGGAAAGCCCGATAATAATTTTATAGAACTACTATATTTCTTAAAACAGAATCGAATAAGGAGGAGATAAATATGGCGGCACATGATAAGTATGATAAGAGGCTTCTGGAAGGTATTGAGACGATATCCGATAGGCTTGACAAAATCGAGAAGAAGATGTCTGGAGAGGGTGATCAAGAGAGAAGCGTGATTTTACCAGCTTTGTATAGCTTGGCAAAAGAGAATAACTGCTCGATATCTATAGGCATTTACCCGAACAATTGTGTGTTTTTGAAGGTTCGTATTGGCTCAATGAAACAACTTGAGCTTGGGGTAACTGACAGCAATTGTTCTGAAGAGAAATTGTTAAGTATATGTACAGATATTATACGCACGGCAAAGGAGAGAATGGCAGATGAGTGAAATAAAAGTATACAGAGTCCCACAATATATGAGTAAACGAGTAAATGTCATTTGTGTAGATGGGGTGCCAGTATGTACTGCTCGTGGTAAAAAGACAACCAGCGATATTGTAGCTAAGTTGAGTGGGTATGACGTTGAGATAAAGGATGGAAGGGTTAACAAACTAATAGACATATACGCCGCCAAAGAAAATCCCGTTTTGTTCGTGGAGAAAGTATGCGGGTTGGAATTACTCGAATATCAAAAGGTATTACTTCGACAAATGCGTGGGAAGGAGGAAAAAGAAAAATGTCAGAATTAAAAATCGAGGTACCTTTACGCCCCTGTTATGTGACAGCCGGTGAAGAGGAAGTAAAGGCATTATTTCATCGCTGGTGTGATACCAATACGTCACCGATTTATGGAAGACAAACAATATCAGTATCAGCGATTGTTGAACTTGAGGATGGGACTATACACACGGTATATCCAGAAAACATCAGGTTTTTAGACGATCCATTTTTAAACTACATATTCCCGGACAATGAAAAGAAAGCAGTGTATAGAGTTGAAGGATACGACAAAGATAATGATGTTTATGCAGCATATTGGAAAGGTGAAAGTTTAGAATTAGCGAAAGCAATTGCTACTATCTTAGATAATATTGCAATGAAAGATGAGCTTGTTAAGTATTCTGGAAAATTAGGGTTAGAGAAAGAGCCTATTGATTGGGTTCAGGTAACAAATAGAAATGATGAAATAGTGTATCTACCTAGAGACCATTATTGTAAGGAGGAAAAAGAATGATTAATTTAGAGCACGTGGTTCTGGCGAGTCCAGAGCAGATGGAATTTGTGATAGAGGGCATGAGGAATCCTATGAATTCATGGGAGAAGAGTGATAGTAGTCATGGGCATTATTTTCGTAGAGAAATCGGCGAGCCATGTAATCGGTATAAGATTGATGATCCTACAGAAGAAGACTTAAAAGGTGAACGCGTAGAATATGTTGAGGGATACTTTGAGTTGGGTAACGACGACCACTCTCTCATGCAGAAGCTTTCAGATGCAGGTACAGAGCATAGGAAGTATATGCGAATGATTCCTGTATATGTGAGAATCACAGCGCCTTTATATTGGTGGAAAGAGTTTGATACATATAAGGTAGGAACTGTGGCTAATAGCTGTAGTACTATGCATAAGATTCAGGAGAAGGAGTTTGATCGTGGTGATTTTAGTTGTGAGCATTTACTGAATATGGCTAATAATGATGCAGGAGATGCTCTTTTCCTTAATGATGCAAATAACATTAGGGTAGATGGTGATGATCTGCTTGGCTTAATGATCAATGTTCTTAATTATTACCGAAGAAGGTATATTGAAACTAAGTTCAAACAGTATTGGTGGCAGATGATACAGCTCCTTCCAAGCTCTTATAACCAGACTCGTAATGTTATGTTGAATTACGAGGTGTTGGCTAATATCTATAGGCAGCGTAAGAATCATAAGCTGGATGAGTGGCGAGACTTATGTAAGTGGATTGAGAGTTTGCCATATTCGGAGTTTGTTACTGGAGAAATAAAAGAATCGATACCAGAAACGACTGGTGATATCAAACAGGTGTTTGGTATTTTCAAATCAGCTGGCATTAAGTTGACTAAAGAGCAGTTAGAAGAGCTACGTAAGAATGGGGTATTTTGTTATCCCGTTGCGGATCCAAAGAAAAAGGAGACCGAAGAGGGCACAGATCAGACAGACTCTTTTCCTATAATCGATGGCGAATGCGTGAAAGTCTATGATACCAGAGAATATGCTAAGGAACATCCCGAGTGGGGTGAAAAGATAAGGAGGACGGCTCATGAAGATAATAATTAGTATTGTAGTGATAATGTTTTATGCAGTGATCGGTTGTTTTATATCAAAAATGATGGATGAAGAGTATGACCCTTTATATATTCTATTTTGGCCAATAGTAATAGCCTGTTTCATTCCAATTTGGATTGTGAGCGGGATATTAGAAGGTTTTGGCTGGCTAAGTAGGAGGTTGAGGAAACATAAAAGTGTGTATACTCACATCGAGTGGCGGCATAATTCTGATGATAGTCCATACGATCAACTATTAAAGGCAAAACAGGCTATAGAGAGGACGCGAAATATAAATTTTAAAGACATGTCCGAATATATAGCAGCCCATAATAATGAACATCCTGAAGGTATTGAGAGGATAAGGGGTATAGATGATATTGAGGATAAAATTACAAAACCATTTCATGAACTATTGGCAGGTACAGAGGACGATCTCAAGGTTGCTGAATATATGCTAGATAAAGAGCGTCGCGCCCTTCTAATTACTATGATGTATACCGTGGGAAGATTATCACCGGATGTCGAATGCCTTGCCGAAGAATGGGCAGCAAAGAGAAAAGCCCTTGATGAAAGGAAGGTTGCAATAAATCGTGAGAAAGGAGCGGATAGAGATGAGTAGGATTAGAAAAAACTGGTGGGAAAGGGATAAACGTCTATTAAATATACAGAGCCCTAGTCTTAGAAAGAGGTCAAATCTGAATTCACGGACCGAGAAAACCAAGAAGGTCATGCATTTGATGGTTACTAGTCTGTGCGACAGGGATTGCAAGTATTGCTGCAACAAGCAATATGATCTGAATAGTATTCCATATGCCACGGATGAAGAACTGAGAGAGGTGGAGACATTATGTCTCACGGGCGGAGAGCCTTTTGCTTATACTAAGCCGAACGCAATAGCATATCATTATAAGCATAAATACCCAAATATAATGCGCGTGATCGTGTATACGAATGCTTGTGAGTTGTGGTTACCATTGATTACTGATCATACACTTCTAGGTAATATAGACGGACTTAATATATCGATAAAAAATTTAGGTGATTATCAGGTGCTTGATGATATTATCCGGAATAAGGAGGTATGTTCATTGCCACTCAATCGTATATACGTGTTTGGCGATAGGCTTTATGAAAAGACGAATAGTCTTTTAACAGAATATGACAAGCTAGGGCGTTTTCAGGTTATCCGTCGTGAATGGCAGGAAGATTTCAAGCCAGCAGACGATAGTATATTTAGAAGAGTTTGAAGGAGGTTTTACTATGATTTGGACAATTATATTTGTAGTGGTTTTGGTGGTGTCGATCGTATTATCTGTAATTGCATACAACGAATGTATAGATTGGATGTCTATTATAGGCGCTGTATTTATTACGTTGTCGGGTGTGGGTGCAATCTTTTCGCTTGTTATGATAGTGACGAATCATTATGCAATTGACAAAACGATCGCCGAATATCAGATGAAACATGATTCTATAGTAAAAGAGGTAGATGCTCTTGAACAGGATACCGATGAGAAAGTATCCAGAGTCACAGTTATTAAAGATGTACAGGAATGGAATGGTACTGTGTATTCACAGAAATACTGGTCTGAGAGTCCTTGGACAAATTGGTTCTATAGCAAGGAAGTGGTTGATTCACTTGAGTATATAGAAATGGAGGAGTGATATTTATGTCAATGGCGAGAAAATGTGATAGGTGTGGTAAGTTCTATGAGAAAAATAGTACAAGGTGGTATCTCAATGGCGGCTCAATCACAAGAGGAATAAATATCATGAGTAAAGATGGTCTCGTAACAGCTGAGTATGATTTGTGTGGTTCTTGCATTGAGGATTTGAGAAGTTTTATGGAGTATGATGATAAAGAGGTGGATAGAAATGGAGAAGAAGGAACTGAGTGATACCGCCAGATCGGTTTTGCTGGCTGTTGCGGTGATAATTGATTTTGCGCTGATGATTACGTCATTGGCGCTTTATTTATTTTATTAGAAAAGGTTAGGCGATAAAAACATGGATATACGGAAAAAGACTGTGAAAGCGACTTTGAGAGATGAAGAGATTAAAAAATTGCAGGAGCAGGTCTTGCAGTTACATAGGGATAAGACGGCTTTGATGAGTAAGTGTAAGACTCTTTCACGAGGGCTTGCCTGCTCTTTTTGCAAATTCAGGACCGAGTGTTTATATGCAGAGAAGAATGGTGGTGATGAAATTGCGTAGGGATGGGCATACAGTGATGAGGGCTTATATTGTATACGATCAACATAATAATGGTAGTTGTGCTGGGATCATGAGTGAAGTGCATTTGGCCAGGTTTCTGGGAATAGCGCGAGGTAGTATACGTAGACAGTTGTGGCGCGGTGACAAGCTATTTCTGAGAAGATACGAGGTTGTCAGGTGCTGGATTGATCCTGACGATTATGAGTATTTGCAGGTTGATGATAATGTAGCTGAATAGTATAATGGTCTTATATTTTCAGAGGAGGAGATTTTTATGAAAAAGAGATTATTTATAGGTTTGTTAGTTGGAGCTATGTGCGTTGGACTTGTTGGATGCGGTGGTGATAGTAGTAATACTGGTTCAGATGGTAATGGTAGTAGTGCGAGTGTCAGTACGGAGAGTAAGGGTGGCTTTGTAATGTCTAGTATATTGCCAGATGCCAAAGATATTTTTTCAGATAAAAGCATATCAATTGATAGGGATTCAGATACAAGTTATTATGCATCAATCAGTTCGGCTACGTCTGATGATTTTAAAAAATATGATTCAGCTTTGAAGAGTAGTATTTTTACTAGTATGGATACATATGGAATCGATGATAATAGTGGCTTTGCTAGATACTATGATTCTGAGCATAAATACGAATTAGATTTTGGATATGACTCAAAAAACGGCGGATTGATGACCATAACTTGTGATGTAATACAAAAATAGTATATAAAATCTCTGCCCGGTTTTGCAAAAATATTTGGGCTTCTGCCCGGTTTTGTGGGCGTTTTGCCCGCTTTTAAGGTAGTAGCAGGTCCAAAAATTTTGTAAAAAATGGCCATTTGCCCGCTTTTCTGCCCACTTTGCCCACTTTTAAAAACAAAAGTGGGCAGCGAAAAACCTAGTATTTATGCGGGTTTGCGGGCTTTCTGCCCACTTTCCCACTTTTTTTCTTAAATTAATATGAAAAAAATATTATATAAATATATATAAATGGGAAATAAAAGTGGGCATCCGGGCAGGGGACGGTTTTTAGCAAAATTTATCATCTCAGAAACGAACCTTACAAAGCCATAATGCCTTATAAAATCTCTTTAGTTTTTACAGTCGTCAAAGTATAATTGCAGTATAGTTAGTAACTAGTAGACGGAAGAGTAAGAGTTAAGGAGGTTTTTGGATTATGGTATATTTTGAAGGCGAAGATTTAGACTATAGCGATGAATTATTTTGTAGAAAGTGCAATAACGAGATTGGGTATGATGAAGATAACAAATTGTTCAAATGTCAATTCTGTGGAAACGTAGAAACTGAAGATGATATGTGGGATGATGGTGGTTGCTTGGATTGGTGTGACAAAAATATGCGCTGTCCGATATACCATGAGGAACTGGGATATTCGCATAGACAAGAGCGATGGATATGCTTGGATTGTGGAATACCTTATGATGAGGGTGACCTAGCAGTGTTAAGTCAAGCGGCACCAGACATAAAACCTATCGGTTGTGAGACCTGCGGTAATCCAGGATATCCGGATTGTAAAATGGGATGTGATGCATTCGACGATTAATAATTTTATACAATATTTTAGAAGGACTCAGTGCTTAGTGCATTGGGTCTTTTTGTGTTTAGGAGGAGCAAAATATGAATGAAGTAACAAGAAAATGGCATGTGTGTATATGCCAAAAAGATGACCAAAATATGAATAAATACTATTATGGATTGCTTTTAGGGGTAATATCTGGCTCTTGCGATATAGATGCAGAGATATGGTATAACCCGATAATACCAATTAGTGTGGTTAAAATATACGCACCCAAGTTGTTACAGTCACCATTATATTTATATCATCGCGAGTTAGTAGACAAAATGTTAAGGGATGAAATATACAGAAAACATGATACTCCTATAGTATTTCAGTGTACTGATGATCAGTTTGATGAGATAAAGACAAAGACAGAAAAATACATGACAAAGGCACTCACGTTTTTACCAGTGTTTATCTGGGAGTAATACAAGATTAAGAACCCAGTACAGCTTTTTGTACTGGGTCCATGAGGGATAAAAACTTAATCAATTTAATTACTAACTCCACAATTTTTAGATATGGGGCTTGGTTTGCGGTAACACTCCAAGTTCTGAAAAAGAAAAGAATAAGGATATGCATTACTCGTCATCGGAAGTAGATTCAGATTCTTCACAGTCAACATCAACTGTATCAGTTTCTGGGGCGGGTAATTGTTTATTCTGTCCGGCGACTGCCTGAAGCTGTTTTTGTGCTTTGTGTTGCTTGTGCTCTATCATTTTAGGTTTAATAAAACTTTGACATGCACCGTATATACCTCCGACTACACCACCCAAAATGGCAAATGCTACTAAAGTATTACGAACACCGTCCTCGAAAGCTTCATCGTATCCATCTTCCATATCTTTAGGAATATTATGAAGGTCTTCGTCGCTAGCATTATACATTTTTGTCATAATTTCAGACCCAGAATCGTCAGGTTCTATTACGGTATATCTTTTTAAAGGGTTATCATCAGGTATATTATGTTTACTCATATTGTTTCACCTCCTCTCTGTTAAGTTTATGTATTAATTATACAAAAGTACTTAATAGCAATACAGAGGAGTTGTGGGACAATATGGCACATATCGGTTAGTATTTGCACAATTCGCGTCGAATACATTGTATATAACGAGATAGAAACTTTTTAATGATTCAAAAGGAGGATTTTATTATGAGTGATTTTAAAGAGAAAGCTAAGGAAAAGTATGAGACAGCGAAGGAGTATGTTAAGGAGCATACAGAAGAAATTATCGTTGGTATCTACGGCGGTGTGTGCATAGGCATATCAATGCTTATAGGATGCAACATTGGACGTAAAGGGGGACTCAAAGACGGATTCTATATGGGATGCACTTTACAGAATGAATATGACAAAGCTGTTATAGATAACGCTTTGGAGATGAACAAATACATTAATAATTATGACAACGAAGAAGACAAGTAAAAAATGATCTATCTCAATTAGGAGAGTCATTAAATTTACAACGGCTCTTCTTTTTTCGCAACAGACACAATCCCTATTATTTTTTGCTCGCGGCAAATACATCCCCTTTTATAGAGAGAGAGGTAAGAAGCGCCATATTTATGTGTGCTTCTATTTTTCTTTCTGAAAATGAAAGGAGGAATGTTTTAGTGACACCTGAAGGAAAATTCAAGGCGGATCTAAAAAAAGAAATTGAACATCGGTTTCCAGGAAGTATGGTGATACATCTGGATGCCACAGAAAAACAGGGAATACCAGACCTGCTTATTTTGTATAGGGACAAATGGGCAGCACTGGAAGGTAAAGAGAGCAAAAGAGCAAGCCATCGCCCAAATCAGGATTACTATGTAAACCTTATGGATAAGATGTCGTATGCTGCTTTTATTTACCCAGAGAACAAGGAGGAAATTTTAGATGAACTTCAATCAGCATTTGAAACTGGAAGGCCTTCACGCGCCTTTCTCGGCGAGTAAAAGCTCGTGGCTCAGGTATGACGATACCAAAGCAATTGAGGTGTATCGAAACCTGAAAATGGCACAGCTTGGAACAAGACTCCATGCATGGGCTAAAGAAACAATAGACCTTGGAATTAAACAACCCCGTACAAAGAAGACTCTGAATGCGTATGTAAATGATGCAATCGGATTCAAGATGAGTACAGAGGTTGTTTTATTTTATTCTGAGAGATTTTTTGGCACAGCAGATGCCATATCTTTCAAAAATAATGTATTACGAATTCATGATTTAAAGACTGGTAAGTCTGGAAAGATCGAAGACCATATAGAGCAGCTGGAGGTTTATGCTGCTTTATTTTGTCTTGAGTATCATGTTGCTCCTGGCGACATTGAGATGGAACTCCGACTATACAAGCAGGATGAAGTGTTGGTTCATAATCCGACAGCAGAGGAGATTGCTCCGATCATGGACAAGATAATTCACCTCGACAAACTTCTTGAAAAGTTAGAAAAGGAGGCTGCTTAAATCATGGGTTCAATTTCAGATGAAATAAAATCAAATTTGGGATGCGGTTCAGAACCTGTAGATGCTGAGGTTCTTGAGCATTACGGAATGCCGAGGCGTTCTGGCAGATATCCTTGGGGGTCCGGAGAAAACCCATATCAGCATGGCGATGATTTTTTGAGTAGAGTTGAATCACTCAAGAAAGACGGCTGGGAAGAAACTCCGGATAATATAAGAAATACCTTTGGTATGACAACAACCCAGTATAGAACTGAGAAGTCTCTTTGTAAGGATGAGAGAAGAATGCTCGATGTGGCAAGAGCCAAGTCGCTCAAAGAAGATGGTCTTGGCGCTACAGAGATTGGAAGACAGATGGGTATATCTGAATCCACAGTCAGATCACTACTCAATGCAGATTCTGAGAGTCGAATGAAACAGGCTAGGAATGCTGCTGATTTCATGAGAGAGCAGGTTGATAAGAAAGGTATGGTTGATGTTGGTAAGGGTGTTGAGCGAGAACTTCATATTTCTGAAGAGAAGATGAATCAGGCATTAACTATTTTGGAAAGAGAAGGATACCATATATACAATGGCAGATTTCCACAGGCAACCAACCCAAATCAGATGACAACACAGAAAGTCCTTACCAAACCGGATATACCGCATTCTGAAATATATGATTTGGATAAAGTTAAACCTTTGACGGACTATTTTTCAACAGATGATGGCGAAACATTCCATCGTAAATTTACATATCCAGAAAGTCTCGATTCAAAGAGACTTATGATTCGGTATAACGAAGATGGTGGCATCGAGAAAGATGGTGTTATAGAACTTCGTAGAGGATGTCAGGATCTTAGCCTTGGCGATTCCAAATATGCACAGGTTCGTATCATGGTAGATGGTAAGAAGTATCTCAAAGGTATGGCAGTATATTCTGACGATATGCCAGATGGTGTTGATGTTATATTTAATACAAATAAAACAAAGGACGTTCCGAAGATGGAAGTTCTTAAAGACATCAAGAGTGATCCAGACAATCCTTTTGGATCTCTTATAAAAGATGCTGACCAGGGGGGACAGTATTGGTACAAAGATGCTAAGACCGGAGAAGAAAAACTGGGGCTTATAAATAAAAGAGCTGATCAGGGTGACTGGACTGAATGGAAAAATGCGCTTCCATCACAGTTTCTTGGTAAGCAGTCTGTAACGATGGCAAAGAAACAGTTGGATCTTGCAAAGGCTGACAAAGCAGCAGAATATGACGAGATTATGTCCCTTACGAATCCTGTCATAAAAAAACACTATCTTCAGAAGTTTGCAGAGGGTTGTGATTCAGCAGCAGTTAATCTTCAGGCGGCAGCACTTCCGGGACAGAGATATCATGTTATTATCCCATTTCCAACAATGAAGGACACGGAAGTGTATGCCCCCAACTATGAAACAGGAACCAAGCTAGCACTCATCAGATATCCGCATGGCGGAACATTTGAGATACCTATACTTACTGTAAACAACAATCATAAAGAGGCAAAGAAACTTCTTGGCGGTGATGTTCAGGATGCCATAGGCATTAACAGCAAAGTAGCAGAAAGATTGTCTGGAGCAGACTTTGATGGCGATACTGCTATGTGCATTCCAACACATGATGCTGGCGGAAAAGTTAAGATCACATCCACAAAGCCTTTGAAGGGACTTGAGGGATTTGATCCTAAGGTTGCTTATGGCGGCGAGTGCAAAGTAGATAGTAATGGAGAGAAGCACTACTATCGTAATGGTCGTGAGTACAGGATCATGAAGAACACTCAGACCGAGATGGGAATGATTTCAAATCTGATTACAGATATGACACTTGCAGGAGCTGGAGAAGATCAGCTTGCAGCAGCAGTTAGACATTCAATGGTAGTTATTGATGCTGAGAAACATAAGCTGGACTATAAACAGAGCGAGCATGACAATAACATTTCAGCTCTTAGAAAAGAGTATCAGCCTAAATACGATGAGAATGGGAATTTTGTAAGAGCTGGTGGCGCTGCTACAATCCTTTCGAGAAGCAAGGGTGAAACGTCGGTACCAAAGCGACAAGGTACACCAAAGATCAATCAAAAAGGCAAAAATTGGTATGACCCAAGCAAGCCTGAAGGTGCACTCATATACAAGACCACTGAGGACCTGTACTATCCTAAGCGATCCACGAGTAAGTCAGGCGTGGTTAGTATCAAGACCACATCCGGTGAAACCATCAAGTATAAGAAGGACGACCCAGTAGCAGCAGAGAAGTATACCCCTGTTAAGCATATAGACCCCGTGACCAAGGAAGTAACCTATACCGATAAGACGGGTACCATAGAGTATGCAAAGGACTATAATAAACAGCCGAGTACTAAGATGGCTGAGACAGACGATGCTAATACATTAGTGTCCAAGGCTAGGCATCCTATGGAGCTACTGTATGCAGATTATGCTAATAGTATGAAGGCTATGGCCAATCAGGCTCGACTGGACTATGCAAATATAGAAAATATAGCTATGTCAAAAGAGGCTAAGAAGAAGTATGCATCAGAGGTAAAGAGTCTGGAAGAGAAACTTAATACTGCCGAACTCAATGCACCGAGGGAGCGTGCAGCACAGAGAAAGGCCAGTGTTATTGTTGGCGAAAAGAAAGCAAACAATAAGGATCTCAAGGTTAGCGATATAAAGAAGGCATCTCAGCAGGCTATAGTTGCCAGTCGTATAGATGTTGGTGCATCTTCAAGAAGAGACAGAGAAATTAACATCACAGACAAAGAATGGGAAGCTATTCAGGCTGGTGCCATAACTAATAACATGCTTGTTCGTATTCTCAATAATGCAAATGCTGATAAGCTTAGAGAAAGAGCAATGCCAAAACAGACTTCTGAACTAAGCACAGCGAAAGTTAGCAGAATCAAAGCACTCGCAGCGTCTAACTATACATTGCAGGAAATTGCAAACAAACTTGGCGTTTCAACATCAACAGTTTCAAAGTATTTGAAAGGAGTGAAGTAAATGGCAGGCATCAATGCAAATACAAACAAGCGAGTTGCTATTACAACTTTTGACAATCCTTTCAATCCAATTACTGAATTCAATGATTGGAATAACTTTGACACAGAAAAAGGTTATTATACATGCAACTATCTCGGAAGAATTACCCACATTTCTGATGGAATGTCTCAGGTTGAATATGATAGAGAAGTTGAACGTGCAATAGACAGTATAATCACTTCAGATCCATTCAATCTATATAAAAAAGTGGAAATGGAAGATAATGCAGCATAAATAACGCAACATAGAGGGCGAAAAGACATAGGGGGGGCTGTAAAAATGCACCCCCTCCCGTCATCGCCGGCCTCCTTAAAAATTCCCCGGGGGTATATTTGGAAAAACAGCTTAGATGATATTTGCAAGGGTTTATGGGATAACCTGTGGTGGGACGTAGATACTCCTCCGTCTATATACAAATCCCTATAGTAAAACTCCTTTCAAGTTTGCATATTTTTTTGTTCGCCAACCATCCGTGAACAGGCCCCATAAGTCCTTACAAATGCCATCTAAGTGTATAACAACATATTTGAAAGCAGGTGATAGCATGGCAAAGGTCAAGAAAACTACCTCAGAAGAGCCTAAAAGTTTTAGACCTGCACTTACACCCGAGGCGAGGGAAAACCAGATCATATCTTTAGCCATGAATACTGCCGAACAAAGAATACGTGATAATACGGCTTCCGATACATTGATATGTCATTTTCTCAAACTTGGCACATCAAAGTATCAGTTGGAACTTGAAAAGTTACGATCAGAAGGAAAACTGAACCAGGCGAAGATAGATAGTATTAAGAGTTCAGAAGAGCAGGATGAACTTTATAAACAGGCTATCGCAGCCATGATGGACTACTCTGGTTCTGGAGAAGTAGGTGATGACTACGATGAAGATTAGGACATATTCAGAGCTAATCACCATACCGACATTTGAGGAACGATTTGAATATTTAAAGCTATCTGGTATTGTGGGGGAAGACACATTCGGATTCGATAGATATTTGAATCAGGATTTCTATAAATCAAAAGAATGGCGCAGTGTTAGAGATAAAGTAATTATTCGAGATAATGCGTGCGATTTATCTATGCCAGGTCATGAGATTGATAAATATATTCTTATACATCATATGAATCCAATTTCTAAGATAGACATTCTGGAAGCAACTGATATTTTGCTCGATCCAGAGTATCTCATTTCAGTAACAAGAAACACACATAACGCAATACATTACGGAGACAGGGGTCTACTTGTATCTGAACCAATTACCAGATCAAGATATGACACTTGCCCGTGGAAGAGATAGGAGGTATATATGGACGATAGTATCTTAACATCCGTCAAGAAGCTCCTTGGTATACCAGAGGACTACGATCCGTTCGATAAGGATGTAGTAATGCACATAAACACTGTGTTCTTTTCACTTAATCAGATAGGCGTAGGCCCGCCAAACGGTTTTGTCATAAGCGATAAGACAACGACATGGAGTGAGTATCTAACAGATTCTACAAATCTTGAAGCTGTAAAAAGCTACATCTATTTAAAGGTGCGTCTACTTTTTGATCCACCTACCAGTTCCATAATAACCGAATCCATCAATAGACAAATAACAGAACTTGAATGGCGACTTAACGTCGCTGTCGAATAAAGGAGGTAACCAGATGAGACAATATTATATAGTATACCCATCTGAACTTTATCATTCCGGAAGAGTTGGGATGAAATGGTATCAACATATATTTGGAAAAAAAAGAGCTGCAAAGGAACGTAATACATTTATACATGACGATTATAGACGTGCACATACGAGCAAATCTGTAAAGAGTATGAGTGATTCGGAACTTAAATCCCGACTGAATAGGTATCAGATGGAATCCAATTACGCAAAGTATTCAAACGAAGGTAAAAGGCAAGTGGATAAATTTATGAAAACTTTAGCAACAGCGACAACAGTAACAGGAGCAGTCCTTACCATTGCTCAGAATGCAGACAAGATAGGTAAGCTAACTACTCATATAATAGATAAAGCTGGAAAAGTCAAGTTCGCTACTATATAAGTAGGTGATGTCATGAGTTTATCGAACACCGCGACGCCTATTTATTATGGTCAGTTCCGAGATGATGTCATAGCCGGTAAAATTCCTGTCTGCAAAGAGATAGAGATGGAAATGAACCGAATCGACGCACTCATAGCTAATCCTGGAGTTTATTATGACGACCAGGCCATAAACGGTTTCGTACATTACTGCGAGAACGAATTGACACTCACCAATGGTGAGGATCTACACTTGCTGTTCACTTTTAAGCTTTGGGCAGAGCAGATATTTGGTTGGTACTACTTTGTCGAGCGTAGTATATATGTTCCAGGTAAAGATAATCGTGGCGGCAGGTATGTAAAGAAACGCATAAAGAAACGACTTGTCCGAAAGCAGTATCTCATAGTTGCCAGAGGTGCAGCTAAATCTATGTATGCATCATGCATCCAGAATTATTTTCTCAATGTCGATAAATCAACGACACATCAGGTCACGGTTGCGCCAAGAATGGCTCAGGCTGAAGAGGTCATGTCACCTTTCAGAACTGCAATAGCTAGGGCTAGAGGACCATTGTATAAATTCCTTACAGAAGGATCATTACAGAATACAACTGGTTCAAAAGCTCGTAGAGTTAAGCTGGCAAGCACCAAGAAAGGTATTCAGAATTTCTTGACCGGATCGATTCTTGAGATTAGGCCAATGAGTATCGATGCTCTTCAGGGAATGAGAATCAAAGTGGCAACTATAGATGAGTGGTTGTCTGGTGATGTACGTGAAGACGTTATTGGTTCTATTGAACAGGGAGCTGCTAAAGAACAGGGTGACGCAAGCACGAGCAATAACGATTATCTCATAGTGGCAATTAGTTCAGAGGGAACAGTCCGTAACGGCAGCGGTGACACAATCAAAATGGAATTGATGTCGATTCTCAAGGGCGAGTATAGTGCACCACATACATCAATCTGGTGGTATAAACTCGACTCCATCGAAGAAGTAGCAAAGCCAGAGATGTGGCTCAAAGCTAATCCTAATCTTGGTAAGACAGTTACATATGATACATACCAGGATGATGTTGAGAGAGCTGAAAAAGCCCCAGCAACACGTAATGATATTTTGGCAAAACGTTTCGGTATCCCTATGGAAGGATACACATATTACTTTACCTATGATGAGACACTTCCACATCGTAAAAGAGATTTCTGGGAGATGCCTTGTTCTATGGGTGCAGATCTATCACAAGGTGATGATTTCTGTGCTTTCACATTTTTATTCCCATTATCAACAGGGGCTTTTGGTATAAAAACCAGGAACTATATAACTGAAAAGACATTATTCAAACTCCCTGCGGCTATGCGTCAGAAATATGAAACTTTTATAAAGGAAGGCAGTCTAATGGTAATGCCAGGCACGGTACTAGACATGATGCAAGTATACGATGACTTGGACGGTTACATTTGTCAGTGTTCCTACGATGTAAGAGCGTTCGGTTTTGACCCATATAATGCAAGGGATTTTGTAGAAAGATGGGAACGTGAAAATGGTCCGTTCGGAATAGAAAAAGTAATACAGGGAGCAAAGACTGAGTCTGTACCTCTTGGCGAGTTGAAGAAATTGGCTGAGGACAGACTTCTTTTGTTTGATGAGGAACTTATGACATTTGCCATGGGTAATTGCATAACCCTCGAGGATACAAATGGTAATAGAAAATTATTGAAGAAACGATATGAGCAGAAGATAGATGCAGTTGCGGCCATGATGGATGCCTATGTTGCATATAAGCTTAATCGTGAAGCTTTTGATTAAGGAGGACATGAATGGCAACATACAGATTACCCGAAAGGGTAAAAAATGGCTGGAATGCATTTATGAATAAAGACCCAACATCTGGATATTCGGCGGGGGCCAGTTATTCGTCACGACCCGATCGTGTGCGATTAACTCGAGGGAATGAACGATCAATAATAACCTCGATATTCAACCGGATTGCAATAGATGTTGAACAGATAGGGTTCAAACATTGTCAGTTGGATGATAATGGCCGGTTCAAATCTGAAAAGAATACTGGGCTAAATACATGCCTTACCCTTGAGGCAAATATCGATCAGACAAGTCGTTCTTTTATAAGAGATACGGTTCTCACGATGTTTGATGAAGGGGTTGCAGCGGTCGTTCCTGTGGACACACTCTATGATCCGACTGATACCGATTCATATGATATCACATCAATGCGAGTCGGTAAGATCACAGAATGGTTTCCATATAAAGTTAAGATTCGACTCTATAATGAACGAACCGGTAGAAAAGAGGATATTATCCTTCCTAAGCGTAACGTTGCGATTATAGAAAATCCGATGTACGCGGTAATCAACGAGTATAACTCAGTCTATCAGCGTCTTGCTCGTAAGTTAAGCCTTTTGGACATAACTGATGAACAGACGGCATCTGGAAAACTCGATCTTATAATCCAGTTACCATACATCATAAAAACCGAACAGAAGAGGAAAGAAGCGAATCAGAGACGTCAGGAAATCGAAGATCAGCTGTCTGGATCTAAGTATGGAATTGCCTATGCAGACGGCACCGAAAAGATAACGCAGCTTAATAGATCTCTTGAAAACAATCTTTTGAAGCAGATAGAGACTCTTCAGGAACAGCTTTATGCACAGCTAGGTATTACTCAGAGTATTCTCGATGGTACAGCAGACGAGAAGACCATGCTGAACTACAACAGCAGAACTATAGAACCAATCGCATCAGCAATCGCAGATGAGTTCAAACGAAAGTTCTTAACAAAGACTGCCATAACACAGGGGCAGTCGATCACGTATTTCAAAGACCCATTCAAGTTAGTCCCAGTCAGCAATATTGCAGAAATAGCGGACAAGTTCACAAGAAACGAAATAATGACGTCAAATGAGATACGTCAGATCATCGGCATGATGCCTTCTCCAGATCCAAAGGCTGATCAGCTTATCAATAGCAATATCGCACAGCCAAACGAGAGTACCCCACAGGATTATACAGATAAAACAACACAGGAAGGAGAAAATCAAAATGGGTAAATACGATTTTGGTGGTTGGGCTACACGAAATGATCTTGTGTGTAGTGATGGTCGAACCATAAAGAAAGACGCGTTTAAAGATCAGGATGGTGTGACAGTTCCTATTGTCTGGAACCATGATCATGATTCGGTGAATTCTGTATTAGGACATGCCGTACTCGAAAACCGAGAAGATGGTGTGTATGCGTACGGTGTCTTCAATAACACCGAGGAAGGACAGCACGCAAAGGAATTAGTTACGCATGGGGATGTAAGGTCTCTGTCTATATACGCGAACAAGTTGAAACATGCAGGATCTAATGTGGTTCACGGAATCATCAGGGAATTGAGCCTGGTATTAGCAGGGGCTAATCCGGGGGCAACTATCGATTGGGCAATAGCACATGGTGATGGAGAAGACGATGCGTTCGTTGCAAATTACGATGTTGCAGGTTTAGTGCTCTATCACTCAGACGACAAGACAGAAAAGGAGAAAACAGTGGAGGATAACAAGGACACAAAGACACCAGAGCAGTCAGAAGGTAAGTCTGATGACGACAAGACTGTAGAGGATGTTTATAACACATTAAATGAAGAGCAGAAGAAAGTTGTTGATTTCTTAGTTGGAACAGCAGTTTCTCAGGCAAAAAAAGATAATAAAGAAGGAGATGGAAAAATGGGAACAATCAAGCATAACGTATTCGATCAGGCAGAGATGTCTGAGGGAACAGCGCTTACTCATTCAGACGAGATAGCAATTATCAAGGCTGCAAAGCAGAGTAATGTTGGATCATTCAGACAGGCACTTAAAGACTATGTTGCAGAGCACAAGGATACTCTTGCACATGGAGCTTTCGCAGATGAGGATGTCGAGCAGCTCTTTCCAGAGTTTGAACTTATTAAGAAGGGTGAGCCAGATACTCTTGAGAGAGATCAGACATGGATTGGCGCTGTAATGAGCAAGATTCATAAGGCGCCTTTTACCAGAATCAGGACAAGAAACGCTGATGCAAGACAGAAGGCCCTTTCACAGGGTTATCAGAAGAAGGGTGACTACAAGACAGATGGTAATCAGATTAAGTTGCTTAGCAGAACAACAGATCCACAGACAGTGTACATCAAGGACGAGCTTCAGAGAGATGACATAGCTGACATCACAGATTTCGATGTAGTTTCGTATCAGTGGAATCTTATGAGACATTCTCTTGACGAGACTCTTGCTCTGGCAGCACTTGTCGGTGACGGCAGAGATGACGGTGATCCTGATAAGATCCATGAAGATCATATCAGATCGATTTGGCATGATGACGAGCTGTACTGTATCAAGAAGGATGTTGATTTTGCAGCCGCTAAGACTAAGCTCCAGGGTACAAACACAGGTGCTAACTTCAGTGAGAATTATATTTACGCTGAGGCACTTATCGAGGCTGCCCTGTACTCAAGAGAGCAGTTCAAGGGATCCGGTACACCAGATTACTACTGCACACCACATGCACTCAACGTAATGCTCCTTGCAAGAGATCTGAATGGTAGAAGAATCTACAGTTCAAAGGCCGATCTTGCAGCAGCACTCAACGTAAACGAGATCCATACCGTAGAGCAGTTTGAGGGACTCACAAGAGTTGATGATAAGTCTAAGAAGCATAAGCTCCTTGGCATCTTTGTAAATCTTACAGATTACACATTTGGTGCTACAAAGGGCGGCGAGGTTACAAAGTTTGATGATTTCGATATTGACTTCAACAGATACAAGTACCTGCTTGAGACACGTATATCAGGAGCCCTCACAAAGCCATACTCAGCTATCGCTCTCGAGGAGCCAGTAGCCTAAGTCGATGAAAGGAGAATACAGAAATGGATAAGATTTTCATGAATTCCACAGATACAAATGTAGCCGCACGAAAAGTTTATACAAAGGCGGCTGACACATTTGCATATGCAGATGCAGACTGTACTGAGAAGATCAATGCAACAGATCTTCAGGACGCATTCATCAAGGGAATGGTTATTGTTGATGCCACAGGCATTCAGTATCTACCTGTATCATGCGAGGTTAAGAAAAATGTTGCTACAGTTACGTATGTAACTACAGATTCAACTACATCTACCACAGCTAAGCTGGCAACAGTTAAGTCTGAGTAGATCAGATAAGGAGAAATTCAAAATGGCTAAATGGTATGGTGAAATAGGGTATTCAAAAACTGTTGAGACTAAACCCGGGTACTGGGAAGAAAAGATATATGCCCGTAATTATTATGGCGATGCTATGAATAATTATTATCGAAGGCAGTCATCTGGAGAGAGTATTAACAGGAACATTAAGTATGATGTCACCCTGTCTATACTGACAGATCCACGCCTCATTGAGAATTGCTCAAACATCATATATGCAGAGTATATGGGTACTAAGTGGCAGGTCGATAAGATTGATGCTTCTCAGTACCCTAGACTTTTTTTGACAATCGGGGAGGTGTATACAGAAGATGAGCAGACTTGAACTGCACGCCCTACTCGTTGAGTTATTGGGCAGTACGAACGTGTATTACGAACCCCCTGAGACGTTAAAAATGTCATATCCTGCAATTAGATATCAAAGAACAAACATACGGAGTAAAAGAGCTGACAACTCAAATTACTCCGTTTTTTATTGCTATGAAATAGTTGTGATTTCCAAAGATCCAGATATTCCGGTGGTAGAAAAACTGCTTGAGGTGCCTTACTGCACCCATGACAGGCATTATCGGGCGTCTAACCTTCATCACAACGTATTCACACTATATTGTTAGAAAAGGAGATAAAACTATGGCAAATAAAGCAATGGTTTGGGATGCAATGGGACAGAAGTTTTATGAGACAGGCGTATCCAAGGGTGGATTATACCTTCAGGATGAAACTGGTGCATACCCAAATGGAGTAGCATGGAATGGTCTTTCTTCAGTAGCTGAGAACCCATCAGGCGGAGAAGAGACTAAGATCTATGCAGATAATCAGAAGTATCTTTCACTGTATTCAGCAGAGGACTTCGGAGCTACAGTTGAGTGTTATACCACACCAGATGAGTTTGATGCCTGTGATGGTAAGAAAACAATTGCAAAGGGTGTAACAATCCGTCAGCAGGACAGAAAGACATTTGGTATGACTTACCAGACAATCCTGGGAAACGATACCAAGAAGGATGAATATGGATACAAGATCCATATTATCTATGGAGCAGTGGCAAAGCCATCATCCAAGACTCACTCATCAACAAACGAGAGTCCAGAGGCATCTACAATGTCATATGAGCTTTCAACAACACCAGTTGCTGTAACGGGCAGTAAGTCTACAGCATACCTTGAGATCTCAAGTGTTGATGTTGGAGAGGCAGCTATGGCAGCTATCGAGAAGGTTCTTTACGGCGATGCAACCACAGATCCAAGACTCCCACTTCCAGACGAGATCGCACAGATCATCACAGAAGCACAGGCAGCATAGTGTTCTGTCTGCAATAATGAATTTTTGTAGCCCCCAGCATGTCAGATCAGATGTGTTGGGGACTTTTTATTAAGGAGGAAACAATATGTTAAAGAAGACATTTGAATATGAAGATTACGAAGGAAACAAGATCAAGCAGGATGAATACTTCCACCTAAGCGAAGCAGAGCTTACAGAGATGACACTTTCAGAAAAGGGTGGTTTAGATAAGCTCCTTCAGAAGATTGTAGATGCAAAGGACACCACCGAGATTATCAAGGTGTTCAAGGAGGTTATCTGCAAATCATATGGCGAGCTTGCCCCAGATGGTAAGTCATTCCGTAAGACAGATGAGAAAGGAAATCCGCTTTATCTTAATTTTATTGCGACGCCAATGTACGATCAGCTTTTTATGGAGCTGGCTACTAATGACGAGGCAGGGGCAGCTTTTATAAACGGTATCATGCCTAAAAAGGTGTCAGAGGAAATGAAAAAAACAGCTACGAATAATACGGCAAACGTATTAGCAAGCATGTAATAGAGGGGTGATCCAGAGTGCTTCAGATTACCGTACCAAAAACTGAAGTATTCAATGAGAATACAAATCAGTTTTTGTGGATTCCAGAAACCACGATACAGATGGAGCACTCCTTGGTGTCACTTTCAAAATGGGAAAAGAAGCATCACAAAGCGTATCTCGACCCAAAACTTCAGCACTCGGCAACAGAAATACTTGACTATTTCAAATGCATGACAATCACAAAAAATGTGAAAGATTCAGTGTTTCTCGCTTTATCTCAGCGAAATATAGAAGAAATCTCTTCTTATATTAATGACCCCATGACCGCAACAACATTCAATGAAATGACTACGACCAAAAAACATAATAGCAAGTTCATAACATCAGAGTATTTATATTTCTGCATGTTTAGTCTTGGTGTTCCCATTGAATGCGAGAAATGGCACCTCAATCGACTAATGACATTACTCAAGATATTCGAGGAAGAGAACAAACCACAGAAAAAACGGTCGGAAGCAGAGACTCTGAATTACTATGCAAAGCTGAATGCAGAAAGAAAAAGAAAATGGCACACGAAGGGGTGACCAGATAGGGGGATTGTATGAGTGCTATTCAGTTTAAGCAGAAAGGCGACTTCTCAAAACTTACGAGTTTTCTTGAACGAGCCAAAGAAGGAATACATCTTGGAAAGCTCAACAAGTATGGCAGAGCTGGGGTAGAAGCATTGGCTTCAGCAACACCTGTGGACTCAGGAGAAACCGCCAACTCATGGTATTACAAGATAGAAAACCAGAACGGAACAGCTACAATCTCTTTTTTAAATTCAAATGTGAATGAAGGGGTTCCAATAGCTGTGATACTACAATACGGGCACGGAACCGGTACTGGGGGCTGGGTAGAAGGAAGAGATTATATCAATCCTGCTATCCAGCCTATTTTTGACCAAATAGCAAATGATGCATGGAAGGATGTGATAAGCGGATGAGTAACACAATCGACGAAAAAGTTGTTGAGATGAAATTTGACAACAAAAACTTTGAAACTAATGTCAAAACAACCATGACATCATTGGATAGATTAAAAGAAAAACTTCAGCTTAGAGGTTCTGAGAAAAGTTTTCAAGCTATAGACAGCGCTGCCAAGAGCGTGTCATTTGACAGTCTCATATCGAATGTCGAATACCTCAGGAAGCGATTTTCAGTTATGGGTATAGCTGGAATGCAGGTTGTGCAGAACCTTACAAACACTGTCATGACGTCCGTTACCAAAGCAAAAAACTTCGTTGAGCAGGCTATATCAGGCGGCGGTCTCAGCAGAGCCATGAAACTTGACCAGGCAAACTTCAAGCTTATGGGATTGTTGGATAATGATGCAAAACAGGTAGCAGCAATAATGGACGATGTTGACTATGGTGTATCCGGAACTGCTTATAGCCTTGATGCAGCGGCAGGTGTAGCAGCTCAGCTTGCGGCTTCTGGTATGCGGGCTGGTGACGGCATGAAACATGCATTGTTAGGTATATCCGGCCTGGCGGCAATGACTGGAAGTAGCTACGAAGATATAGGTCGTATATATACCCAAATTTCTGGTCAGGGAAGGATGATGGGCGATCAGTTACTTCAGCTTTCTGGTCGTGGTATGAATGTCGCAGCAACATTGGCTAAAGCGCTTAATACTACCGAAGCAGATATTCGAGACAAAGTATCAAAAGGTGAGATTGATTTTAATACTTTCTCAGAAGTAATGTTCAAAGAGTATGGTCAGCATGCCAAGAAAGCTAATGAAACTGTAGAGGGCGCCTTTGCTAATGTTAAATCGGCACTGGCAAAAATAGGAGCAAACTTCTATGAACCACTTATAAAGCAGAATGGTCCATTAGTTGAATTACTCAATACAATAAGATTAAAAATTAACGATATTAAGGAAATAACATTACCATTTGTCGATAGTGCATCCAAGGGTGTATCTAAGTTGATTACTTATGCAAACACATTGGTAAACAAGATCAATCCAAAAACACTGTTCAGTGACTTAACTTCAAAATGGGATAATCTCATGAATAAGATAGGTGAAGCTGGAGTAACAGAAGAAACATTTACAGAAAAGCTCAAAGAGGTGGCTAAAGAGCAGGGTATAAATGTAGATGCACTACTGAAAAAGTATGGTTCACTCGCGAACATATTTGCAAAAGGAAAACTGTCAGGCGGCCTAATCATAGATACATTGAAGCGCCTTACAAATGTCACATCCAAAGCATCTGAATCAACACAGGATATAACCGATAAGGTTGAATACTTCAACGATGTTGTGTCAAAGACCATTCGGGGTGATTTTGGTAATGGTGAGGAAAGAATAAAGGCACTCACCGCAGCTAATTACGACTATGCCCAGGTACAGGCTTTGGTTAATAAAGTTTGGGAGCGTAATGGGCATAATTGGTCCGATTGCACGTTGAGTGCAGATGAACTCACAGAGGCCATGGCAGGTCTGTCAGATAAAGAAGCAGAGACATTGGGGCTTACCAAAGACCAGATAAAGACACTTCGAGATCTTGCAACACAGGCAGAAAAGACAGGTACTCCGATTAGTGAACTGATAGCGAGCCTGAATAAACCAAGTGGCAAAGAGCTTCTCATAGAGTCTTTCCAGAATGCAGTAAAAGGTGCAACGCAGGTTGCTAAGGCATTCAAACAGGCTTTTTCAGAAATGTTTGTGTCGACTGGTAGCGGCACAGAAAGTGTCGTGTATAAGTTAATAGAACGTATTCGCGATTTATCAGAATATTTGGTAATTAACGATGAAAAATTTGATAAATTGAAGAGAACTATAAAAGGTTTTATTGCACTTATTCAGATAGTAAGCGATATAACGAGTGGCGGATTAAAAATCGCATTCAAGTTGATCAGCGGAGTATTAAAATATTTTGACATAGATATATTATCCGTTACTGCGACAATCGGTGATTTTTTGGTAAAATTCCATGAAACTGTAAATGTCAGCGATGCAGTTGGAAAAGCACTAGACGCAGTATTACCACACATAGCGAAAATTATAACTAATGTGAAAAAACTGGGCAATGGAATAAAAGAAATTGCTAAATTACCATCTTTTGAAGTGATAAAGGACAAGGTAGTTCAGATAGGAAATATATTCGGCGGATTTATAAAAAAAATTACTACTAAAATGCATTTTCCAACAATTGAAGATTTTCTGAAACTTCTCGAAAATGTCTGGGATATTGGATCAAAAATAGGTGAAAAAGTAGTATCGATTGGTAAAAAAATCGGAACTGCATTAGCGGATGCCTTCGGATTTGTTGATGCTGATTCGTCTTTTGAGCATTTTTTAGATATATTCGATAGTAGTGTTATATCCGGAATATTAGTTGGTATTTTGCTTTTTGTTAATAATGTTAAGAAGGCTGTATCAGATATGTCTGGTATGACAAATTCCGCAAAAGGAATGTTCGGATCATTAGGTAAGATGTTTAATGGAATAACGTCGGTTTTAGACTCTGTGCGTGCATGTTTTGAGGAGTATCAGAAAACCTTAAAAGCTAAGACGTTGCTTACAATAGCGTCTGCAATAGCAATTCTTACAGCATCGATAGTTGTTTTGTCATTGATAAATCCTAAAAAACTCGCTGTAGCATTAGGTGCCATAACTACTATGGCTACGGAATTAATGGCAGCAATGTGGACATTCAACAAAATAGATGGTGACTATACAGGTGCCGGAAAAGCAGCGATCCTGATGGTTGGAATGTCCGCAGCGATATTAATTTTGTCATCTGCGGTGAAAAAAATGTCATCTTTGTCGTGGGTAGAACTAAGTAAAGGGTTGAGTGGAGTAACCATTCTTCTTGGCGAGTTAGTCGCAGTTTCTGTTATTCTCGGAAACAACGATACAAAGATGGTAAAAGGGTCCGTTGGTATAGTGCTTTTAGCAGAAGCAATCAAGGTACTTTCGACAGCATGTGTAAATATCAGTGGTTTAAGCTGGGATGAATTAGCTAGAGGGCTTACTGGAATAACCGTTATATTAGGTGGACTTATTGCCGCGTCGATGGTTTTAAGCGAAAATGAGACAAAGATGATAAAAGGCTCTGTAGGTATAATATTACTTTCAGCGGCCTTGAAAATTCTTACATCAGTATGTAGCGATTTTGGTGCGATGAGTTGGGAAGAAATTGCTAAAGGACTTGTCAGTGTATCAGCACTACTTGCTGTTTTGGTTGGATTATCAATAGAATTATCAAACAATGGTGCAAAAATGACTGCTGGTGCATTAGGGGTAGTAGTATTAGCTGGCGGCTTGGAAATAGTTGCCGATGTATGTAAGCAGTTTTCCAATATGGAATGGGAGCAGATCGGCAAAGGACTTGCGGGTGTTGCTGGAATGCTTGCAGCACTTACAATAGCACTAAAAAATATGCCCAAAAATATATTGGGAATAGGCGTTGGCCTATTAGCGGTTGCTGGGGCACTAACAATAGTGAGTAATGCGGTTATCACTTTGGGCGATGAAACCGACGATAATCTATCAAAAGGGATTATCAGTATTACTGTATTATTAGCAGCAGTAGCAACTGCACTTAATTGTATGAATGGTACATTAAGCGGCTCAGCAGCATTATTGGTGGCATCAGCAGCTCTAGCCATTTTATGCCCAGTGGTCAAGGCTTTTGGTGATATGAAACTCACAGAAATAGGAAAAAGTCTTCTGATGTTAGCTGGTGTGTTTACGGTACTTGGGGTTACTGGGTTACTTATAGCACCAGTAGTACCAGGATTACTATTATTAGGTGCGTCATTGACATTGATCGGGGTTGGTGCTATAGCGTGCGCCGCAGGATTACTGTTAGTGGCAACATCGATTAGTACATTGGCAGTTACAGGGGCAACCCAAGCAACTGCTGCGATAGGGGCTATTTCTGTGTTTGTTTCGGGTTTAACATCGCTGATTCCTGATATACTGGCCGGAATAGGTGATTGTGCCGTAGCAATAGCGGAATGTTTTTACAAATTAATAGTCGCTGGATTGAATACGTTGATAGAATATGCACCGCAAATAGTTTCATTAGTGATATCACTTCTTGTAAAAATCCTTGATACACTATCTGAGCATATTCCTGAATTGGTTACATCAGTTGTAAATTTCTTTGCATCATTATTCCAGAGTGTTATTGATGCGTTGAAAACAATAGACACAGAAACCCTTATCAATGGTATTGCCGGCATTGGCTTATTAACTGCTTTGATGGTGGCATTGGCGGCTTGTGCATTATTAGCTCCGGCAGCAATGGTTGGAGTTGTAGCAGTAGGGGTGGTTATTGCTGAACTTACATTAGTAATATCTGCAATAGGAGCATTGGCACAATTACCAGGGCTTAAATGGCTGCTATCAGAAGGTGCTGAAATATTGCCGATGGTAGGGAATGCTATAGGCGGGTTCCTTGGGGCATTAATTGGCACTTTTGCTGAGTATGCTACCGATCATTTACCAAACATAGCTACAAATCTGTCTGATTTTATAACGAATCTTGCCCCATTCATAGACGGACTTTCAACTATAGAGCCAACAGCCATGGAAGGTGCTAAGGCACTGGCAGAGACGCTTCTGTTGCTCACAGCAGCCAGTTTGTTGGATAGTCTTACAAAGTTCCTTGGTGGAGGAGTTGACTACGATCAGCTTGCCATAGATTTAGCTGCTTATGGCAAGGCCGTAGTAGCATTCTCAAACGCGACAAAAGGTAAGGTAGACGGTGATTCAGTGACCGTCGCAGCAAATGCTGGAAAAGTGCTGGCGGAACTCCAGAAGTCTATACCGCGTTCTGGTGGATGGGCACAGAAGATCATGGGTGAAAAGGACATGAGTGCATTCTCTGATGGTATCACAGCTTTTGGGGATGCTATAGTCGCATTCTCAAACACCGTAGTTCAAAATGGTGGAATAGACAAAGATGCCGTAGACAATGCTGCAAAGTGTGGCGAAATCATGGCTGCATTGAACGATAAGATCCCGGCGCAAGATGGAGTATGGCAGTGCTTTACTGGTGAGAAAAAACTCAGTACATTTGGCGCCAATCTCAAGGACTTCGGCGGTGCTCTTGTTGAGTTCAGCAACATAGTAGCGGGCAAGACTGATAAGGGGTCGCTGGATCCAGATGCGATTAACAAAGCAAAAGATATGGGCGAGTTGATGGTGACATTGAATGAAGCTGTTCCAACGACTGATGGTATTATAGCATACTTCGAAGGTGATAACAGCTTAGGTTCATTTGGCGAAAACATTGTAGCATTTGGTGATGCGTTGGTTGATTTCTCTAATAGTGTAAGCGGAAAAATCAGTGACGATGCAGTAAATGCCGCTGACAATGCTGGACAGATGATGGTAAATCTTCAGAAACAGATTTCTGGATTGAATGACGATTCATTTGATTGTCTTGATTCTCTTGGAAGTGCTCTCGAAACATGGGGTTCACATCTTAACAATTATTCAGCTAATATTTCAGGTGTAGATACTGACCAGCTAGGAACAGTGACAGATGAAATAAGTACTCTATATTCCTTCGTAGAAAAGATGACAACATTTGATGCGGATGGACTTTCTCAGTTTACAGCAAGTCTCAACGATATAGGTACGATCAGTCTGGATAACTTTGTGAACGCTTTCGGTGATGCGGGAGATAAGGCTTCCCCTGTCATAACCACATTTATTGACAATATGATAAACAAAGTAAATGGCAGAAAGCAGAAGTGGGAGAATGCTGGTAGTTCGGCAATGATCGTGTTCAAGAAAGGAATCAGTAATAAATCCGGGGAAGTAGCATCGGCAGCGGGGACAGTTGCGGATGACAGTGTCAATAAAGTCGCCGATTACAAAGACAACTTTTACAAAGTTGGTGTTTATCTTATGGAAGGTATGGCACAGGGAATCGATGACAATGCTGATAAAGCGGTTAAGGCTGTTCGTAGAATGGCTAACCGGTTACCACAGATTGCAAGAATTGTATTACAGATTCACTCACCTTCAAAGGTGTTTGACAGGCTTGGACAGTATCTTCCAGAAGGTATGGCAAATGGTGTTATACGAGGTGGACAGTCTGTGTATAGTGCTATAAGTAATATATCCAATACTGTCATAGACAAGGCCGGAACGGTAATGTCAATGATTTCAGATGCGCTGAATCTCGACCTTGATTACGAGCCAACAATAACACCAGTGGTTGATATGGGTAATGTGACAAGCAGTATGGATGCTATCAACAGTATGCTCAACAGAAACCCACTGATGTTTACAGGTGTCGGTTCAGGAACAATAGATATGATAGCCAATCGAAGAAATAATCAAAATGGAAATTCTGATGTTATAGACGCTATTGACCGATTGGCAAAGAACATAAATCAGACTCCAGGAAATACATATAACGTGAACGGAATAACTTATGACGACGGAAGCAATATCGCATCTGTTGTCGAACAGTTAGTACGAGCAGCTGTAGTGGAGAGGAGGGCATAAGCATGGGTAAGAAAGTCACAAACCTCAAGGTTACCAAACAGACTGGAACCGATAATACATATTTTGCTACATGGGAGTTTGCAGAGCCTAAGGTTTATACCAAGTCCAAATATGTTCTCGTGGGTTCTGTTGTATCTTTTGATTATCTCGAGTCGGAGATCGTGCAGTTCACCAATGGTGTTAAGGTCAGTTCAGATGTGAAGAATGATACGTGGAAGGTTGCCGATATAAAAGGTAACAATGCGAGGTTAGGCAAGAATAAATCAGGTACAAAGAACCTGAATAGTACGGTGTCTATGAAACACCTCAAGAATGCTGATAATGGAAAGAAAGCACTGATACCCATTGCAAATACTGACCATTACAGTGTGCATTGGTATTACAGTAGTGGAGATGGTGTGTGGTTTGATGGCGGTGCATCGGATGTCAAAGTCAAGAACGCCACATACACCCCTCCAAGTAATGCCATAAGAATGAAATGTGTGGTCAAACCGGTGTCTAAAACGTATAAGGAAAATGTAAAATCTGGAAAGACCACAAAACAGGTAACTAAGAGTTACTGGACTGGGGATGCTGTATCGGTTATACGAAGCGTCGAGGGAGTAAACAACCCGGAGACTCTAGGGGCACCTACGGTATCCATAGACCAGTACAAGCTCACAGCAAGCATCGACAACATCACAGATTCTAAGTGTGATAAAGTGTCATTCTATATACTCAAAGATAAGAAAAAAGCAAAGATAGTTACAGCAGAGGTAAAAGCATCCAAGGCATCAATAACGATCACTGTGGATGCTGGCTGTAGCTATGATGTAAGATGTAGAGCCATCAATGTAGTGAGCTCGAAGACAAGTATAACCGGTGAATGGGGCGAATGGACATATGATACAAAGTCTGCACCAGGTAAGATAAAAAAGATCACGAGTGTAAAAGCTCTTACAGAAACATCAGCATACATAAGCTGGGACAAGGTCGCACAGGCCGAGAAATATGAAATAGAATACACTGAAAAGAAAGAGTACTTTGACAGTTCTAATGCGGTAAGTTCTACATCCGTTGATGCAAATGTAAATCATGCCGAGATAACAGGGCTTACAACAGGAACAAGGTATTATTTCAGAGTCAGAGTAACTAATAGTGCCGGCTCATCAAACTGGACGACGGGAACATATACAGTTGCTCTAGGAACCAAACCATCTGCCCCAACAACATGGTCAAATAAGACTGTGTTAGGTATAGGCGAGAAGATCTTACTTTATTGGGTTCAGAATTCAGAGGATGGGTCAGACCAGTCACATGCGCAGCTTAATTTGAGTATCGATGGTGTATCACAGCCGACAATAAACCTGGACAAATATATTGGCAAGGACGATACAAACAGTGTTTATACTATAGATACAAAGAACTATACGAAAGACACAGTGATAAAATGGTCAATCCGAACAGCAGGTGTTGCCGGAGAATACGGCGACTGGTCAATAACCAGAGAAGTGAAAGTGTATGCGCAGCCAACAGTACAGCTTACGTTAAGTAATAAGAATAATGAACCAATCACTGAGATCACATCGTTCCCAATAGTACTTGAATGTACAACTCAGCCTGATACACAGAAACTCATAAGTGCGAGTGTGACAATATCATCAAATGATACATACCAGACAATGGACAACTTGGGTAACTTCAAAATGGTATATGCAGGGGATGTGATATTCAATAAGTATTGCAGTGGAACTCCGCAGACATCCAAGGACGGTGTAGAATATGACGACAACAGAACTGCCATTACACTGAGCGCTAACAACATAGATTTTGAAAGTGGTCATACTTATACGATCAACTGTGTTGTAGCATTAGATTCTGGGCTTACTGCGACGGATACCATAGAAATGACTGTGGAATGGGAAGAAAACAAGTTATCCCCAGATGCGTCAATAGTAATCGACCCAGAAACACTCACGGCAATTATCAGTCCATGGTGCGTTGATGAGAACGAAGAACTTGCAGTCGATGTATTGTTATCAGTGTACAGAAGAGAGTTTGACGGCACCTTTACGGAAATAGAAACAGGCGTAGCAAATACAATGGGTATTTCAGTGCCAGACCAGCATCCGGCTCTTGACACGGCAAGTTATAGGATAATTGCAATAGATCAGAACACGGGGGTAGTCAGTTATGCAGATGTAGCAGAAGATGTCGGAGAAACTGCTGTAATAATCCAGTGGGATGAACAGTGGGGATCATATGATGCTTCGGGTGGAGATGGGGATGCTTTAGAGGAACCTGCATGGACATGCAAGATGCTCAGACTTCCTTATAATATTGACATCTCAGATAGCTTTAATCCAGATACAGAGTTACTTGAATATGCTGGTAGAGAGCATCCTGTCAGCTATTACGGAACACAGATAGGGCATACATCGAACTGGAATGTAGTCATACCACACAATGATAAAGATACGCTTTCGATGATCCGGGAGCTTACAAGATGGCTTAACGACGTATATGTAAGAGAACCGTCCGGTACAGGTTACTGGGCAAGCATTTCTGTATCCTACAGCCAGACACATTGCGAGTTAACTACACCGGTACAGTTCAGTGTAACACGAGTCGAAGGGGGTAAGTGATATGCCTGATTGGACAAAACCAATGCAGCAGACATACGAATACTACATTGTCGATCCTGCGACATGGCGGGATACCGAACGGCTTATGAACGTGAAGATGGGTGCAACAATATCGAGGGACGCTGATGCTGATACACTTGGCTCAGCGTCTTTTGATTTATCAGAGAGTATTGGGGAATGTTACATAAGGACATACCTCGTCACAATTCAAAATGGGATACGTGAACGGTTTCCATTGGGGACGCATATGGTTCAGACGCCATCAGAAGAGTTTGATGGTAAGGCAAAAAGCGTATCTGTAGATGCATATACACCGCTTATCGAGTTGAAAGAAAATCCGCCTCCACTTGGCTTTTCCATACGGAAGGGTGAACCGATAATGGACAATGTGTGCTCACTAACCAAGTCACATGCGAGGGCGCCGGTGATAGAGTGCACAGACAATAAGAAATTGGAAGTGGATTTTGTTTCTAATACGGACGACAACTGGCTAACGTTCCTGAAAGATCTGAGCAGTAATGCGAAGTACGAGTACGAACTTGACGATCTGGGACAGATATGTTTTAGGCCAGTGCAGGAGGTTACGGCATTACAACCGGTTGCTATTTTCGACGATAGCAACAGTTCTATACTTTTACCAAGTATAACCATCAGCAGGGACCTTTATGGGATACCAAATGTTGTGGAGATACTGTATTCCGGAAACAATCTCACATATCAGACAAGAGTGGTCAACAACGACCCGAATAGCCCGATATCTACAGTGAATCGTGGGCGGGAAATAATTCGCAGAGTGACGAATCCGTCGCTTACAGGGAATCCAACAAAAGCACAGATTGACGAATATGCAAGGCAGTTGTTAAAAACACTGTCTACACTAGAATATACTGTGAGTTATTCCCATGGGTATTATCCAGTTCGGGTTGGGGATTGTGTTCTGCTTAATTATGAAAGGGCAGGGATACTCAATCAGAAAGCAAAAATCATAAGTCAGTCTATCAAGTGTACAACAGGATGCGTTGTCACAGAAAAGGCAATATATACAAATAGTTTATGGGGGTGATGAGCCATGCAATTATCGGCGGATCTTGTATCTAAATTTGTTAAGGCAACCAAGGATACAAAAACACAGGATGGTACAACTATGTACGGCACAGTGGTGATGCAGAACGGTACCCCATATGTACGACTTGATGGTTCTGAGATACTCACCCCGGTTACATCTATGGCGGATGTGCACAGTCTTGAGCGGGTAATGGTTCTTGTTAAGGATCATACAGCAACAATAATGGGGAATATATCTTCACCATCAGCTCGAAGCGATGATGTTAAAGTACTTACTGAAGTTGTTGCTGACAAGGCGAGTATTGGCGATCTCAAGACAATAAATGCAGATATAGAGAATCTCAAGGCTGATAACGTAGAGATATCCGATAAGTTGACAGCTACAGAAGCCGATATAAAAGATCTCGAAGCAGATAATGTCACTATAAATGAAAAACTTACAGCTAATAATGCCAGCATCAAGGAACTTGAAGTGGACAATGTCAGCATACATGAGAAACTCACTGCCAATGATGCAACCATAGAAGAACTTCAAACCGGGAAGCTTGATGCAAAACTGGCTGATATAAAGTATGCACAGATAGATTTTGCCAATATAGGCAAGGCAGCACTGGAGCAGTTCTTTGCGAAAAGCGGTTTGATAGAAAATGTCGTGGTTGGCGATCAGCAGATAACTGGCACATTGGTTGGTGTAACTATCCTTGGTGACAGCATCAAGGGTGGTACAGTCATAGCAGATAAGCTAGTTATCAAAGGAGAAGATGGACTATACTACAAGCTGAATACCGATGGTAACACGGTAGAGAAAGAGCAGACGGATTACAATAGCCTTGATGGCGGTGTGATCAGAGCCAAGTCTATCACGGCAACTAAGATAGCTGTTAATGATCTTGTGGCATTTGGAGCAACAATAGGTGGCTGGCACATAGCGGATGGTGGTTTATACTCCGGTGCAAAGGAGAGTATGGGTAATACATCCCGGGGAACATATCTCGGAAGTGACGGGCAGCTCAACATTGGTGATTCTGACAATTTCATAATGTTCTATGTGGATAATAAGGGAGAATCCCATCTTGTCATATCGGCAGATAAGTTCACCCTTGGCAAGCAGAATATAGAAAACGTTATAAGTGACATAAAACAGGATGTCAATAATGTCAGAGATGAGATAACCACACTCCTGAGAATAGAATCATCGCGAGGTACTGTATTTAAGAATAATGCAGTATCCACGGTGTTATCGGTTGTTATATATCATGGAAAAGATAGGATAACCGATATAGACAGGTTGCACGAGGTATATGGAAACTCTGCATATATTCAGTGGAAGTGGCAGAGGTTAGACGAAGATTCATACGGGATTATTTCATCCGCCGACTCGAGAATGGGGAACGACGGATTTTCTTTTACCCTTTCGCCAGATGACGTAGACGTAAAAGTGACGTTTATGTGTGAACTCATAACAGATTAAGGAGGTTTTATATTATGGCTATAAAATCAGCAGATCAGATTACTATTTTAGATGTTTCAGATGCCTATAACGTTGTATTGACATCTGAGGCGTATACATTTATAGGAAACACATCGGGTGCACCAGCAGGTTTAAGTTGTACAACCGAGGCGGTAGCATATTGCGGATCAAATCAGTGTTCTGCGGTTAATGTGGATGCAAAGAGCATTGTATGCCCAACTGGTATAACTGCAACAGTAGAGAATAGTGGAACAAAGAGTCCAAAGATAACATTCAGGATAACAGCACTCATTACCACAGCTTGCGAGGCAACAATACCAATAAGTGTTGATGATGTAACAATCAACAAGAAGTTCTCGTTTGCAGTTGCAAAAACAGGACAGACGGGACAGACAGGGGCATCTGGAATCAGTATAACGGGTGTAAAGATGCACTATCTTGCGACTAGTGCTGCTAGTAATGTAACAACGGCTACGTCTGGTTGGACTGACACTATTCAGACAACAGATGCTACAAAGAAGTATCTCTGGGCATATCAGACGATCTCATATTCGTCAGGCAATCCAACTAACACTGTACCAGCGATCATCGGTACATATGGTGATAGAGGACAGACAGGAAGTCAGGGGGTTAGTATTACAGGGGTAACGAATTACTACCTTGCTACAACGGCATCCACTGGAGTAACAACAGTTACGGCAGGATTTACGACTACTATGCAGGCTACGGACACCACAAAGAAGTATCTGTGGTCATATCAGCAGATAAAATATTCAAACAACACAACATCGAACACTGTACCAACTATCATAGGCACACATGGGGCTACAGGTGCAAAAGGAGATGCTGGATCTGATGCTATAACGCTCACCATTACAACATCCAATGGCAGTATATTCAAGAACAATACTGGAGAAACTGTTCTCACTGCTCACGTGTTTAAGGGGGCTGTGGAGCAGAAGATAGGCGATGGCGGTGTTGTATCAGGTCTTGGTACAGTCAAATGGTATAAGGGAACTGTAACGTCAAGTTCTGCGCCAATAGCAACAGGCGCAACATATACAGTCTCAGCCAAAAATGTATTGAACTCTGAAGTATATACATGTCAGCTTGAATAGGAGGTGCTTTGTATGGCTGAAGTTAAAAAGCCACGAGCTCAAATAACCATCTCAAGAATAATAGACATTGAATCTGTTACGAGATATTACAAACTACAGTCAGCAAGTGCAGCGGCACCGTCTAAACCTACAGATGATGCTGCTATTCCATCTGGCTGGACGAAAACAGAGCCGGCATATCAAAACGGAGCAACTAATAGGCTATATTTTGTCGACCAGACAATAATGACAAATGGGAGCATCTATTATTCGCAGGTATCTTTGTCAAGTAGCTATGAGGCAGCAAAAGAGGCGTGGAATAAAGCAAATAATGCTCAGAAGACTGCCGATGGTATTGCCAATAACATTTATGTTCCCGGTACGGTACAAATAAATGGTGGGAAGATCCAGGCTGGTTCGCTTGATGTATCTAAAATATTGATGGGAGACCCTTCAAATTTATCACAGCTTAGCGAACATACATATAAGAATTTAGGGTGGTCGTCCAAAAGCAATGAAAAAGAAGATTATCAAGTAACATTTACTCAAAATCTTCAGTCACCTGTTGGCGATAGACCGGAATACAACTTGAAAGTTCCGGTTAGCTTTACATACTCAGGAAATCCACAAGGAATGAAATATTTATTGATTATGGACGATTACGATATAGTGGGTCATATAGCATCTACAGGTAAAACTGAATCATTGAAAGATCAATCTTACTTTAGTTTATCGCCAAAGATCTTATATACTATGCCATCGTCGATGCAGCCATATGTTAAATTTGAGAACATAGCAAGTAATGCATGGGTGTTATCTATGCCAGAATCTATATCACTAGTAAAAGACTTTCAATTTTATATGTGTATAGCGAAAGCGGATGGCGTTCCATCAGAATTGGCATATATTACGCTCAGCATCTCAAATTTGCGAATAACAAAAATCACAGATGGGTCTAGTATAACGGGTATAATCAAGAGTACAAATTATGTCGAAGATTCTAATGGGGATTGTATAAGTGGGATGATGACCAATTATTCGTCCGGCGAGATACGAACGCCAAACGGTAGATGGGATGATGATGGGTTAAATATAAACCAATTGAATGCTACCGGTGGCAAAATTGGTGCATGGGTGTTAGATGATGGTGCATTATATTCGGAGAGAACTGGTGTTTTTGATGGTACTAAATATACGACTATGGTAAAGCTTTCTCCATTGCGAACTATAAGTGACGGAGAGGCGACACTTGCCGATTATCAGTATCCGATACAGATAATGGAAAAAGGGGAAGTACTGTTTGGTATATCTGAGACGGGCAATATCGAAAACAAAGGATTGGCAACTCTAGCGGGAAGATGGCGATTTAATGCCGGTCGAATAATCAGCAAAATTGGACTAAGTATGGGCGCTGGTGGAGCAGGGTTAATACTCTGTGATGAAGATGGTAAACCAGTTATTTGGATACAGGACAAGAACAGCAAGCAGACATTTCGAGTTGATCAAGATGGCACAATGTACCACAATGCTAATGCTTTAGGTGAAGTAATAAGAAAAAACGTTGGTGCAAAATCCATGAGCTCAGGTACTTGGACAGACACAGGCGCATCAGTTACGTTGCCAGCAGGAAAATACGTTGTTAATGGTACGGTACTGTTTAATAGTGCCGCTAATGGACAGAGGGGCGCCCGATTTGCCACATCACCTACTGACTACTTCAGAGAGAGCCAGCAGATGAATATAGCCGGAACAACAAAAGGAGTAACAAGTGTACAGTGCTCATATATTGCGAACTTGAAAACATCAACAAAACTCAACCTTCAGGGAATACAGTCAAGTGGTGCGGCATTGAGCACTATTAACAGTTACATCCAGGCAATCAGAATAGCATAAGTCGGAAAGGATAGAAAGATATGAGCATATTGATGCATATAATAGTGCCTGTCATCGTTGCGGTACTGGCGTCATCTGGATTATGGGCGTTTTTGCTTAAAAAATCAGATAAAAAAGACGCTCAGTCAGAAATGCTGATGGGCTTGGCGCATGACCGGATATTGTACTTAGGAAAAAGTTATCTTGCACGTTCGCCTACATATATAACGATGGACGAGTATGACAATCTCAAGAATTATTTATATGAGCCCTATAAAAAACTTGGCGGTAATGGTACTGCCGAGCGGGTTATGGATGAGATTGACAAACTCCCCATTACGCCAAATGATCACGGAAAGGAGTAGATTAAAATGGAGAAAATTTCATTATTACTTATCGCAGTTGCGATTATATGCACTGTGATCACAGTCATCACACAGTTTACAAAGGAATTAGGATTCCTTAAAAAGATACCAACCTCACTACAGGTACTCATCACGAGCATCATTGTATGTGAGGTCTTTTTATTTGGGGTTCTTTCATATTATAATATTGCACTCATGTGGTATTACCCGGTAGCTATTCTGTTTGCATCTTTTCTTATTGCTTATATTTGCATGTTTGGTTGGGAAAAGCTCATAGAAATGTTCAAGCGCTTTTGGAAAAAGGAGAGTGATTTTTGATGAATGGAATAGATATATCAGCGCATCAGGATGGCATTAACCTCTCTAAGGTGGCTTGTGACTTTATAATAGTCAAGGCTACCGAGGGATCAGACTACTTCAATAGGTGTTTCAATGACCATGCTAACAAGACGCTCAAACTTGGACGCTTACTGGGTATGTATCACTATGCAAATGGAGGGGACGTCAAGAAGGAGGCAGATTTCTTCTTAGGTAAGATAAAGAAGTTCATAGGTAAGGGGATCATAGCCCTTGATTGGGAAGCCGACAACAATCCTAGATTTGGCAGAGATGATACAGAGTGGTGCGAGGCATGGTGCTCATACGTTTATAAGCGGACGGGGATCAAACCTTTCATATATATTCAGAAGTCATCGATGGATAGAGTTAAGTCTGCTGGATACCCACTCTGGATAGCTCAGTATGCAGATGATAACGATACTGGATTCCAGAAGACTCCTTGGAATGAAGGCTCTTATAACTGCATTATCAGGCAGTACTCTTCCCATGGACGACTCAACGGATATAATGGTAATCTTGATCTCAATAAGGCGTACATATCCAAGGCAACTTGGCAGAAGTATGCTGGGGTTAAGACTGCAACATCTTCAACGGCTAAGCCTACCATAAAGAAGAAGTCCATTGCAACGATAGCAAAGGAAGTCCTCGCAGGCAAATGGGGGAACGGCGACGTTAGAAAGTCGAAGTTGACTAAGGCTGGATACGACTACAATAAGGTGCAGAATGAAGTCAACAAGCAGGTGAAAGCTTCTCATGTAAAGTCTACCGACGAAATTGCACGAGAGGTAATTGCCGGTAAATGGGGGAACGGCGAAGAGCGCAAGACCAAGCTCAAGAAAGCTGGATACGACCCGGAAAAGATCCAGAAGCGAGTCAATGAATTGATGGCTAGATAGTCAACGATAGCATCAAAATGGGGTAAAAAGTGGTGTATTATTACAATATACATACTATTAACGCCTACAATCGTTGAAAATAAAGGACTTACAGCATCTGTTGAGGAAGCTGCTAACGCTGGTAAGTTCTAAATAAAAACCTAGTATTTAAACGGTTTAGAGGGCTTTTAGAGAGATCTAAAGGCTCTCTATTTTTTTGATTTTTAAATTCTTTGAAGGTTGAAATCAATTTTGATGAATACAAATTTGGCATGCTTGTATATTATGATGATGACAGCCATACATATGAAATATTGCTTTGATATTCAGCATTAGTTGGAAAACGGGAGTTGCTAAGGAATTTTACAGCAACTCTTTTGTTTTATTTTGTCAAGACTTGTTTTATATTTATTCGGTATTATAATTGCCTTACATATTGAATGGAAGGGGTGATTAAAATGGATAGAACTATAGTAGTAGAATATTTTGATGGCGAGAAGAAAGTAAAAAAAGTTATAATTTTAAAATAATCTCGCGAAAAATTGCCTTATACGCGCATTTGTGAAAATCTATTGACTTATGGTTGATTTAGGGCTAAAGTGTGGCTACCAATCGGAAGAAAAAACAGTAGGCAGCAATATAGATTGACACATAAAATATTTGACAGCACATTTAAAAAGATACTTACGCACTCCTGAGAATATAGCGTCGTTGAAAAGCCTCATAAAAACAGATATAATGGGTAGCATAGATAAGAATATTGAACTTGGAAATATAACACTTGAGGATGGGCACAGCTTTATGGCAACTCGGAAAGAGGTTGAATTAATATCCCGATTTCAGAGAAAAGGCCTATATCAATGAATTCTGAGAATTATATATAAGACATTTGAAATAAACAAGGAGGGCATGAGATGGGCATTTATTTTAATCCAAGTAATGACAGTTTTACAAAGGACAAGAATAGTGAATTGTATCTTGATAAGACAGGTCTGCTTGAATATCTGAACAGAGTTATATGTACAAATGCTAATTGTATCAGTGTCAGTCATGCCAGACGATTTGGTAAGTCCCATGCGGCATTTGATCTTGCACTTCAGAATTTTATTTTTGACAAACGTCAAAAATATTGTATAATATACTTAACAAGACAGCCGAGCGATAGATACGTCCTATCCGTCCGGCAAAAACCATTTTAAGATGAAACACCTCATAGCTTAGTCGGCTGAGGTGTTTTCTTATTTTCTATGATTCAGAATTGTCACAATAAGTATCGCAACGGTTAATATAACCATGAATTCCTCATATGTACTCATAAGGCACCACTCCCTTCCAAGACTCGAACGGATATGGTGTAACACCCCTCGGCTGCCCGGTTAAATACATTATTCTATTTTCATACAGAAGTAATTTTGATATATATACATTTTGGAGATTCCTATATAACGTAAAACACCTCGCATTAACGCGAGGTTGGATTTAAAAAGAGATTTAAGAACACAATAATATTTTATAACCACATACCACCTTTCGGAATACATTAAACTATATCATGGACAAGGAGGTGAATACGCATGGACAGATTCGCAGTATATCTTGTAGTTGTTGCGGTTCTTTGCACTTTGATATCGGTAATAACGGAATTTACGAAAGAGGTAGGAGTGCTGAAGAAGATCCCTACCTCTTTTCAGGTTCTGATCACCAGTGTCATTGTGTGTGAGGTGGGACTTTTTGTTGGACTATCATTTTATCACATAGCATTTGTGTGGTATTATCCTGTGGCTGCGTTTTTCGGGGCATTTGTCATTGCGATTATATGTAGCCGGGGATGGGACTACCTGATATCGATATTCAAGCGGTTTTACAATGGCGGAGATAAGGAAAAGTGGCATGAATAAAGGCGTCATGACAGTGGCACATGTAATACGAGACAGATAAGTATAAGTTCGGAATAATGATCCTAAGATTGTCTCCTGATTCAATGTCTGGAATATTATATACAGACAAAGAAATTCAGGAGGCAATTTTATGGCTTCTAATAAGGTTCCATTAAAGGGCTACATGGATGGTATAGATATATCAGCGTGGCAGGATACTATAGATATAACCAAGGTGCCTTGTGACTTTGTGATAGTGAAAGCTACGGAGGGCACGGACTACAAGAACAGGTATTTTGCAAAGCACTGTGACCAGGCGATGAAAGCGGGAAAACTCCTGGGGGCATTCCATTATGCAAATGGTGGCGATCCCCACAGTGAGGCTGAGTATTTCCTTGCATACAGTAAGAAATATGTGGGCAAAGCCATACTCGTGCTTGACTGGGAGGGGCAGAACAACCCACAGTTTGGCAGAAGTGACAGGGCATGGTGCAAGGAGTGGTGTGATTATGTGTACAGAAAAACCAGGGTAAAACCGCTGATATATATTCAGAAGAGTGCCATGGAAAATGTCAAAAATCTTGGCTACAGGCTGTGGGTCGCTCAGTATCCTGATTATGAGCAGACTGGATATCAGGAGCATCCGTGGAATGAGGGGCAGTATGATTGTTCTATCAGGCAATACACTTCTGTAGGCCGGCTTCCGGGGTATGAAGGAAATCTTGACCTGAACAAGTCTTATATAGACAAAGCGACATGGAGAAAATGTGCTGCGATAAAGACTGGCAGTGATAAGGGAAAAACGAAAGGGAAAGGCTCTGACAGCAATAGCGGGAAAAGTAATTATAAGAATAGAAAAAAGAAAAGCATAGATGTGATCGCGAAGGAAGTCATAGCGGGCAGATGGGGGAACGGCGAGGATCGAAAAAAGAGATTAAAAACGGCGGGATATGATTACGATAAAGTTCAGGAGAAGGTGAACGCTATAGTGAAATTCTCACAGAAGAAATCGATAGATGTGATAGCCAGAGAGGTCATAGCCGGCGACTGGGGAAATGGCGATGACAGAAAGAACAGGCTGAAGAAGGCAGGGTATGATCATGTCAAGGTGCAGAATAAGGTAAATGAGATGCTTGGCAGATAGCTGCAGGTAAATGACATAAGAAAAATGGCAGGAGAACGAAGTATAAAATTAGTTCCGGCAAAAATGAAATTTATATGAAGTATCATCCATACCTGTTGACGAAGCGCAATATATACTATAGGATAGTGGAAAACAAAAGCCCCCGTCAGGGATACATGAAAGGGAAAGGTGATATATATGCCATATTATGGATTTTATTTTGACCCAACATATCTGTTGGTTCTCATAGGCGTGGTGCTCTGCATGATAGCATCGGCAAGAGTCAAGACCACATACAAGAAGTATGAGAAGGTGGGATCGCGGTCAGGCTACACAGCGGACCAGGTCGCATACATGATACTCAGGAATGCGGGGATAACGGATGTGTCAATACATCACATCTCAGGAGATCTGACTGATAATTACAATCCTAAGGAGCATACGCTCAATCTGTCGGACAGCGTGTATGGTTCCAGATCCATCGCAGCGATAGGCGTGGCAGCCCATGAGTGCGGACATGCCATACAGCATGCAAATGCATATGCACCGCTCACCATCAGGTCAGCCATCATTCCAGCGGCAAATATAGGCTCAGCCATATCATGGCCGCTCATACTTATAGGACTTCTCATTCCGAGGGTTGATTACCTTATAACACTCGGAATCATACTGTTCTCACTGGTTGTTGTCCTACAGTTTGTGACACTTCCGGTGGAGTTCAATGCATCGAGAAGAGCAATGGCGATACTGGAGGGCAGCGGATATCTCTATCCGGATGAACTCAAGGGTGCAAGAAGTGTACTCACAGCGGCAGCTATGACATATGTGGCAGCCATGGTATCAGCATCACTTCAGTTGCTCAGACTTGTATTATTGTTTGGCAACAGGAGAAGATAGCGGAATTATAACAGAAAATATAAAAATGCATAAAAAAGTCTTGTGAATTTGTTGATAGTATTTGCAACTTTGCTATGGTAAAATGGTTAAAGTGGCAAAAATCTACATATTTGCAAGACTTTTTCTGTTATTGTGCACAATTATAACAGGAAAGTCTGCATAACAATTAATTAAGGGAGGGTAATTGATGAGGAAGAGAAGGCTACGAGGAGGTATAACGGCCTTGTCGGTGCTTGCTGCTATTGGCATGGCATCGGGAATAACGGCATTTGCGGCGGATGACACACAGTCTGAAGCTGTGGATACGGGAAAGGGACTGGAGTATGTATATGAGTCGTCAGGCTCTACACCATCAGGTGTCACGCTCAACGGCAATTCGGTAATCATAAAGCAGTCGCCGAATTCCACTGACAGCGAGCAGTTATTCAATATTTACAATGACAAAGACAGGGATGGAATCCTTGATGAGGGCGAGGAAGCTTTCACATTGGATGGAAGCACGGACATACAATATGGCAATATATATGGAATCTATCATGGTAAGGGCAGTTCGCCGATCTCCATAACCATAGACGGTGCTGAACTGCCTGCTGTATATGGAGCATTTGAGAGCACTGTTGAGACTCCGGAGAACATGACTGCGGTAACTATCAGTGTGAAGGGGGACGCGGCAGTTGAAAGTCTGTATGGACTTTTCAGGACATATTGTACAGGTGGCGTACTGATAGACACGGAAGAGTCCGTGACAATAAAGTCGCTCTATGGTCTAAGATCTTCGACCATGGATGGAGACATCACGGAGAATATCAATTACAACTGTGATGGCAACACATTTGTCACACTGGCTACAGATGGATATTACACAGGAAAAGCATACACGATAAATGGCGATGCAGTGTTCAATATGAAAGGAGCCAGCGTCAATTCAGTGTATCTCGTGCAGAATGGAGCTGTGCTCAGCAAGACACTGACGGCCAAGGTGACTGATTCCAAGGTAGACAGCCTGAACGGAGTTTCCCAGGGGGCAAAGGTTGATGGTGACGTGAGCCTTACATTTGACGGAATATCAGCCGTAAAGGATGGAAGCAGTGCCAGTGTATATGGTGCGTCAAGTGCGACTATCCTTGGAAATCTGGACCTTAAGCTGAAAAGCCAGTCTGGATCAGAGATGTCTGTGTATGGCACCAATAATACAAATATAAAGGGAAATGTAAATGTCAGCGTTGACGGCTCAGGAGCAAAGTTCAACACCATATATGGAATGTATGGCGGTATGCTGGGCGGAAGGGCTGATATAGATATAAAGAACTGCGCTGCCGGTTACACAACATGTGGCATGAATTCGGTTTCGTTCAGTCAGACTCAGCCGGAGGAAGAAGGAACATATACGTATACTGTGAACATGGAGAATATCACTGGCGCCAGCGGCAGGGTATATGGAATTTCAAATTGTTCCGGTATCACTTCTGCCAGCGTTGTAATGAAGGCTGTGGCAACAACAGATACATTAAATGGCATGTATCTGAGCACAGGTGTAAAAGGTGATATAAAGGCAGAACTTTACAACTGTAATGCAGCCTATGTAAATGCTCTGGAGCTGTCAAATGTGACGGTAAATGGTTCTGTAGATGCCATAGTTTCGGGCTGCAGCATTACGAGATCTCTGAATGTAGAGCAGGGCGGAAGCATCAGTAAGGATCTTAACATAAGCGTCAGCAACGTTATCAGCAGTTCAGCACAGTTTGTATACGGCGGCAGCTGTCTGGGAAATATGACGGTCAATGTGGATGGCATGAATGATGAATCCATAGTAGACGAAAATGGCGATCCGCTTGTGAACTCGTATGAATACGCGGGCAGCGACATGTTTACCATGATGGGCAACTTTGCACTGGCAGGGGAACTCAAGGCGGATATAGCAAAGATACATTTTGCAAAATGTGGACTCGCCGGAGGTGATTACAGTTGCGGAAATATCGGAACAAAGGTTGACATAACGTTGTCAGACAGCAGTATAAATGGACTGGCGGGAAATAATATTTTCTATCTGGCAAATGAGAGCTATTCCGGTTCAACCGAGAATACAGTTCCCGTTGATATAAAGATCAACAACACAGATTTTACAAATGCAGACGGAATAAGCTTCCAGATGTATATAGGTAATAACAAGGATGCAAAAGTTACATTTGATGACAAGTGCAGTATGCCGGAGAAGTATTATATGGCTCCAAGCATGAATACCACCGGCTCATCTGTTATAACCTATGGACATAATATATATTATGGCGGACAGAATCTTGTGATAGACAAGGATGTAACTGCTGACAATATTTACTTTGGTAACTTCACAGAGAACGGAAGCCAGGGCAATGCCGTGATCGTTATCAACAAGGGGGTAACGTTAACTGCAAAAGAGGGTATATATGCAGCAGGCGGTTCAAATATACTCCACAGTGGAATCCTCAAGGGAACATTTAAGGCGACTGATGGGTATATGCCAAATATATTCTCAAAGGGGGGTGTAATAGAGGACTCGGCTGTAGGGGATGTTGCAAATGTAAATTATTCATTAGATGTTGTGTCCAACGAGAAGGCCGCAACGTACAACATGACAGGCAAGACGTCACAGTATATTGATCCTGATGGTACATATGTCAAGGGCGGCGCAGATGTCAAGATAACACCGACCGTGAACAAGGGATATATTCTTGACAAGGTGACCTTCAGAGGTCAGAGCGACACAGCGGAAAATTCAGCGGTTGAATCAAATGGCGTGTACACGTTCAGCATGCCGAATGAGCCTTGTACAGTGACGATCGCAACGACAGGAAAGCAGATCGTGGTATCCAAGACAACTGTTGACCCTTCAGCACTGCTTGGAAAAGAATACACGGCAGCTTCACCTCTCTATGACATGGCAGATCTTGTCATATCAAACGACGCAAGAGAGGGCGAGGTCACATACGAGATAGACGAGACAAATGGCCTTCCTGAGGGACTCTCATTGATCGATGGCAAGGTTGTCGGAACGGCAAGCAAGCTTTATGAAGATGGAAAGAATGTCATAGTACATGTGACAGGAAGAAATGGTTCAAAGGCACAGCTCTCACTGAATGTGATCGTCTCAAATGAGGAGAAGAAGCAGGACAACCAGGATGGCCGAATCGTAGTTGACGAGGATGAGAAGACTATATGTCTCAACGGAACATCAGTGGTCATCCAGGCAAAGGACGACACAGAGACAGAGATATACGTGGACGACAATCAGGATGGACAGGCAGATGGCAAGACACCTCTGTACACCGGAGATCTGTCGGAGTACACGATAACAGGTGTCGAGGACAACGCCATAAGACGAAGCATCAGGATCACCATGACGGGGGGAAATGTAAAAGCAATATACGGTGCAAAGGATTCAGAGCTTTCATATGAAGGCGGCGATGCGGTGAGTATAAATATCCGTGGTGGTAAGGCAGCAACTATGTATGTTCTGTCGAATTCAACCGTGGATGGAACCATCGCATATGAGATCGCAGAGAACACTGTAGATAAGGGCGGATTTGCAGCGGATACAACATCAAAATATACCGGTGCATTCATGAGAAACAGCAAGGATATCGTAACTATCAGAGGAACCTATGTTGTGAATAAGAAACTCACGGCAACGGCTCTGATAATCTATGACAGTGCGGCAGTTGATGTAAATGCTCCGGTTGAGGTAACGGATTATGTGTCACTGAATGAGAGATCATCCGCAGTATTTAACGATACGCTGACCGCTGACCGGCTTGGTTATTCAAAGTATGCCAAGGCAGTTGTGAATGGAGATACGAAGCTTGCGGCTCTCAATATGACACAGTATGACACGACACTCACAATAGGCGAGGATGCGCTGTTTGATGTGGGCAAGGTCAACATGACATCAGGCTGGGCAAGAGTATATCAGAAGGGTACGCTCAAGTGTCCTTCAGACCAGTTCAGCAACACAGGTGTGTGGGTGGCAGCAGGAAAATTTGCAGATGATATAGATGCCAGCGGCTGGACAGGAGTGTATTACAGCTATGCAGGCGCCTCAACAAACATGGACAACTCATCAGCAAAATTGGCTGCACAGTCATATGTAGTTGAATATGAGAATGTCAAATATGTTGCCTGCAAACAGGCGATCACAGTTAGCTATACCGATGTGCCGGGTTACACAGCCTATGTGTCGGCAAATGGCGGCGAGCCGGTACAGGGAAGCAACGGAAGTGCAAAGGTGACAGGCCCGGATTCATCTATGTCTATTGTAGTGGATTATGTGGCAGACCAGATAGACATCAGTAAGGAATACGCAGATCCGATTCTGGCGGCGGAGACCAAGTACACAGCGGATTCACCAGCGTACGATCTCACGATCCTCAAGGTTACAGGAGATACCACAAAGGATTATGGAACTGACATGCAGTACAGACTGAAGAGCGGTTCGACACTTCCATCAGGACTTGTGCTTGAGTCGGGTAAGATAATAGGAACAGCCAAGAATGCAGGTGAAAGCACAGTAACATTTGTCATAACAGGACGAAATGGAACATCGGTTGATTTCCCAGTGGTATTCAAGGTACTGCCGGCAGGCACGGAGATACCTGATATCAACAAGCTTGGTGTATCTGTGAACACAGAGGATAAGACCATTGATCTCGGTGGAAATTCGGCAGTGATAATAGTTGATCCATCGGACAGCAGCAAGAGCTCAGTATATCTGGATGCTGATCACAACGGAGTGGCAGACGACAACAGACCACTCAGAATAGACGGAGAGGTTACATATGATCTGTCAGGCTACAGCATATCAGGCTATACGGACACAGCAAATAAATACACCGGTGATATATCGGTGACACTCAGAAGCGGAAATGTCGGCAATATATGTGCTGCGGGTTCAACTGACAGCAAGGCAGACCGCGTGACGATAGATGGAAATGTAACCATGACGATCATGGGCGGTTATGTGTCAGGCACTGTAGCTGCGGCAGGAAACGCTGATGTCAAGACAGTGACCTTCACGGCAGAGGACGGAAGAGCAGGAAGCGTGGTATACGGTGCGTACAATACAAATGCGGAGAAGGTAGACTTCACATTTGCAAAGTCTGCACAGATGTACACACCGGAATCAACCAAGTCTGAGAATATGTATGTCACATCGGGTGGATCAGTATCCGGTGATGTGGATATAAGAGTTGGTATAACTGATCATTACAATACATTTATATACGGTGCGGATTACATGAACAAGCGCTCCTACTTCAACGGAGTGTCGAGAACAGCCGTATCTGGAAATGTGAACTGTGTGGTTGATGGAAGATGGTGCGCTGAGAAGTGCAACAACTTTGTTCAGCAGTCAGATGTGAAGGGAGATCTGTATGCCGAGATAAAGTCAGGAGAACTCAGAAAAAATGACGTCAACAATGAGCATAGCAAGGCATTGGTATTTAACTATGGTCACAGCATTGGAAATATATACGTCAAGGCAGGAACAGAGGGCGCTGTCACAGGTGACTTTGTACTTGCGGCAGGCGGTAAGATTGGCAAGGTAGAGTATGTAGACGAGAATGCAAAGTCCACAGCTACTGTAAAGGGCACCGCTGACAATTACCAGGTTGAGAGTCTGGGTTCACTGTATATGTCTCTCGCCGGCAAATTAACTATAGGCGGAGACTACACACTTGACAGAGATGTGGAGGTAAAACAGCTTGAGATACTCAAGGATTCGAAGCTGACCATCGCCGAGGGCGCAGCTCTTACAAATACGTCGACAGCGACAGTCACCGGTGATGTTGAGAACCTTGGCACATGGAATGTGGACGGTGCTCTGACCATGACAGGATCACTGGTCAACAGAGGTGCATGGAATCTGAAAGGAAATGTTCAGGCTTCAGCAACAGTAGATAACTACGGGGATATCACAGCAGCAAATAGTGAGAGGATCACCTTGAATACAAATGCAAAGCTCATCAACAGAGCTGATGCACAGTTTACATTTGGCAACCTCACAAACAGTGCAATGATCGTAAACTATGGTAATATGAAGCAGCTTGCATATACGTCAAGTCTTGGAAGCGGAAGCATACTCACCACAGTGATCCCTGATATGGTGTACGCACTGAAAAATTACAGCGTCATTTTCTACAAGCTGGATGTGGATTATCCAGAATACTGCTTCAAGGATGGCGATGCAAAGATAGAGAAGAGTTCATCGGCAACAAGATGTCAGAAGAAGTCAGGTGTTGACGGTGACGATGCACTCTATATACAGGGTGGCAAGTCGTTCTACATCACAATAGACGGTGAGCCGATAGATGGAATGGCGGTGGATTCAGTTGTATTTGGACCGGATGACACAGCCATGACTACAAGTAACAACCGTCTCTGGAGCGGCGTCATGACATATGAGCCGGCAACAGTTACGGTAAATATGGCAAAGCAGGAGGCCGTAAATATAACTCTCGCAAAGACAGAGGATACAGTTAAGGCGCAGGTTGGAAAGACAACCACAAAGGATGAGCCATTATATGATCTGACAGCCATAGAGATCCAGAATGATGAAGCGGTGGACAACGGATATGTGTCATACTCCCTTGCAAAGGGACAGACACTTCCGGCAGGACTTGTGATATACGATGGAAAGGTATATGGAACACCAAAGACTGCAAGTGCTGAGGCACAGACAGTCAAGTTCACGGTGAGAGGACAGAATCAGACAGTGGCTGAGTTCACACTGATCATATCCAGCGTGGAGAAGGGAATACCTTCATTTACTGCCGGAAAGGCGGGCGACGCATATGCCGGCAAGACCCTTGCGGATGTGGAGCTTCCAACATCGGCAGCAGGAAAGTACATGTGGGCAGATGGAACACAGCAGGTAGGCAAGGCCGGAACAAGCGAGACCTACGATGCATACTTTGTTCCAGACGACACAGCAAACTATGACTGGAGCAAGATCGATGCAGCAGAGGGAACATATGAGGAACTGGAAGACGGAAGTGTGAGAATTGCAGTGAAGCTTTCAGTGTATGTGAGAAAGCAGGATCCTGTATTTACAGTTCCGGAGAATGTCACAGCTACATACGGAGATACTGTTGGCAAGATACTCCTGCCTGAGACAGCAGGTGGAATGTTCATCTGGGAGAATGCAGATGAATCTGTGGGAGAGGTTGGAACAAAGACTTTCCTTGCAACATTTGTACCTGAAGATGAGGATGTATACGAGAGAGCAGAGCATGTGGAGATAACTGTTCAGATTCTTCCTGCAAATGCAGTATTTACTCAGGCGATAGATTCACTGAGTGCTAAGGAGAATATGACTCTTGCAGACATAGAGCTTCCAGAGCGCGAGGATGGAGTATACACATGGTATACAGACAGAACGACAAAGGTTGAGGATGGCAATACATACAAGCTTTGCTTCAAGCCTGCAGATACAGCAAATTATGACTGGACATCAGTTACAGGATGGAACAGGGCTTACAATGGAGTTGTATTCAATGTAAAGATCACCATCGAGAAAGAGCCGGAGCAGCATGTACACGATTACGGCAATAAGTACAAGAGCGACAGCAGATCTCACTGGTATCAGTGCTCATGTGGAGAGAAGTCAGGCCTGGCAAATCACACATGGGACAAGGGAGCGATAACGACCAAGCCTACAGACACAGCGGCAGGTAAGAAGACATTTACCTGTACCAAGTGTGGGTACAAGCGTTATGAGTCAGTAGCTGCCCTTGGAATAGACATAGGAAATTCCAAGAACAATGTGGTCGTAAGCGGTATAGAAAAGAATGGATATACATACACAGGATCACCTATCACTGTTAAATCGCTTGCGCTGAGGAGAGGCAAAACAACACTGAAGAATGGTGTGGATTACACCGTACAGTACAAGAACAACAAGAATATCGGTACAGCGACAGTAAAGATCACTGGTAAGGGTAATTACAGAGGCTCCGTCAGCAAGACATTTGCTATCAAGGCTGGCAAGGGCAAGATATACAAAGTTGCGCAGAAGGGCGTGCCTGGCTATCTGAAATATAAGGTGACAAATGCCGCTTCAAATGGCAAGGGAACAGTGACACTTGTTGGAAGTACAAGCAAGAAGAGCGACAAGAAGTTCAAGTCACTCACGGTTGCATCCAGTGTCAAGATCGGTGGAGTGAACTTCAATGTTACGGCTGTAGGGGCGAAAGCATTTACAGGACGCAAATATCTCACCACGGTTGTGATCGGAGGAAACGTTAAGACCATAGGCGGTGCAGCATTCAGCAAGTGTGGAAAGCTTGGAAAAGTTACCATAAAGTCTACAAGGATAACGACTATCGGTAAGAATGCTTTCCAGGGTGTCAAGAGCAATGTGAAGATATATCTTCCTAAGAAGAAATATGACGCATATGCAAAGAAGCTCAAGGCGAAGGGAATGAACACTCCTAAGAAAGCTGTATACAAAAAGTCAAAATAAATGAAATGCGTTGATGTGTTGGCGGGACAGTCACAGGTTATGTGGCTGTCCTGTTTTTTATGTGAAGATCGTTCTGGTGTAAAACCATGAGTGTAGTGACAGGAAAGATATAATCTGCTATACTGAACATATGTTTGTGAATATATGGAGGACTGTATGGATAATTTTATAGATGAACTGAATGAACAGCAAAAGGAGGCAGTGACCACCACAGAAGGGTATGTGCGCATAATTGCGGGAGCGGGAACCGGCAAGACAAAGGCGCTCACATACAGGTATGCGTATCTGGTGGATGAGCTTGGAATATCCACATCGAATATACTGTGTGTCACATTTACAAATAAAGCGGCGAGGGAGATGAGCAAACGTATCAGACAGATGATCGGGGACAGTGATACGGGATACATCTGCACATTTCACGGATTCTGTGTGAAGCTTCTGAGGGAGGATATCCATGCCATCAATTATCCCCAGAACTTTGTGGTGATGGACAGCGAGGACACGGAGGATATACTCAAAACGGTGTACGAGAATGCCCATATACAGTCGAGAACATATACATTTGACATGGCGAGGAATCACATATCGGCGATGAAGAACGAGATGCAGCATATCGCATATTTGACGGACATAAGCAACGACAGACTGCTGGCGGATTATGAGAAGGCTTCAGACATACCTGAAAAAGTATTTCTGGGATACCTGTACGAACAGAAGAAGGTGTATGGACTTGACTATGATGATCTCATAACCATTGCGCTCCACATCCTCAGAACCGATGCGGAGAAATGCCGCAAATGGCAGGAACGCATGATGTATGTCATGGTGGACGAGTTTCAGGATGTCAGCGGTAACCAGTATGCGCTGGCGGAGATACTCAGCGGTTATCACAGGAATCTGTTCATCGTGGGCGATCCGGATCAGACTATATATACGTGGCGCGGGGCAAGGATAGAGTACATATTGGAATTCGACAAGAACCATGAGAACACGCAGACCATATTCCTCGACACGAATTATCGTTCAACTCCTGACATACTGGCGGTGTCCAACTCTCTGATAGAGAAGAACAAGAACAGACTGCCCCACAGGCTTGTGGCTGTGAAGCCGTCAGAGGCGCGCCCTCTGTACGTACATTCCAGGACCACCGGGGATGAAGCCCAGTGGGTGACAAATGAGATAAAAAGACTGGTTGAGGCGGGCACAAAGTACAGTGACATAGCCGTTTTGTACAGATCACATTTCGTATCGAGAAGCATAGAGGAAGCATTTATCAAGACAAAAATTCCATATATCCTCTACAGCGGAACGGAGTTCTACAAACGCAAGGAGATAAAGGATGTGCTGGCATATCTCAGGATGGTGGCATACGCGGATGATCTGTCATTTCGCAGGGTGATAAATGAACCAAAGCGGAACTTTGGCAAAAAGAGAATGTCGATGCTGAAGTCGTACTGTGAGACTCACAGATGCTCACTGTACAGCGGTCTTCAGGATCTTCTGGAGGAGAAGACTGTTAAGTCGACAGGTGCTTCAGCCTTTGTCGGTATCATAGAAAATTTCAGGAAGACATACAAGGAGAAAAGTCTGTCTGATCTTGTGACGGAGCTCATGGCCGCCACGGGCTACGAGGCGATGCTCAGACAGGCGGGCGAACAGGAAAGGCTGGACAACCTGGCAGAGCTGAAGCAGTCGATAGACGAATATGAGAAGACCTCTGGTGAGGAGAACACACTGGAGGAATATCTGCAGAGCATAGCTCTCTACACGAACAATGACAGGGAGAAGGACAAGAATTCTGTGACGATGATGACAATACACACCGCAAAGGGCCTGGAGTTCCCATATGTGTTCGTGTGCGGTGTAAATGAAGGCATATTCCCAAGCAAGCACGTGGACACTGAGGCGATGCTCGAGGAGGAACGACGCATGGCATACGTGGCATGTACCAGAGCGGAGCGCGGTCTGTACATCAGCGATGCCGAGGGGCTGAACTACGATGATTCTTTCAGATACCCGTCCCGGTTCATCTTCAACATAGACCGGGAAGCCATCGATTACGTGAACGAGCTCCCGCAGCGCCTTGTCGACGACACCAAGAGCTATATAGCCGCAAATGAGAGCCGCTATATGCCGCTGGACACCGAGCTAAAGCCCGGAGACAGGGTGAGACACAAGGTGTTCGGCGAGGGCACGATAACCGGTATCAGGGGAGATATAGGGTGCTATGTGGTTAAGTTTGATAGGGTGGAGACGGAGAGAAACTTGAAGATTGGGGTGGTTCTTGAAAAACTTGGATGATAGCGTAGGAAATACTAGTCAGTGAAAGCTGCGAACAATGATATATGAAACAGACAGGGACAGACCACTATATTGGTGGCTGTCCTTTTTGTTTTGCCCGGTGCGGGAAAAAATAGTACAGTAAATGTGGTAGGATTGCATAAGAGAGAAGTTAGGATTGTGAAAAAATATGATACGGTGTCGGAAAGAAGCAAAAATGGTACATATAGTTGTAGATCTTGAGATGAACTGGTTGGGCTTCAAATATGAAAATGAGAGAAAGATAAGCACCAATGAGGTGATAGAGATCGGGCCGTTACCATGAATGAAAAATTCGAGGAAATAGGCGCATTTAAGATGTATGTAAAACCGCAGTTCAACGAAAAGGTGGTAAAAAAGGTTGAGAAGCTTACGGGAATAACCATGGATAAGCTTCAGGATAGTCCTGTGTTTGCAGACGCATTTGACGCTTTCATAAAGTGGTGCATCAGTTTCGGAGAAGAAGTGGTCATGTATGGCTGGAGCGATTCTGATGAACTTCAGCTTCGCAGAGAAATGAAGCTGAAGAACATACCGTGGAATGAAGATGTAGACAAGGTGTTCGGACAGTGGCATGACTTCCAGAAGGAATTCAGCGATCTGGTTGGCATTGGAAGGATCATTACTTTATCCCAGGCGGTTGATTATGCAGGTATAGACTTCGCAGGTCAGAAGCATGACGCTTGCTGTGATGCCAGAAACACCGCATATCTTCTGGCACTCACAAAGGACGAGAAAAGATTTGCCAAGACCATGAAGAGTGTGCTGGAGGCATTCAATCATGAAGAACTGACCTCGAGCATAGGGAGTTTGATAGACTTCTCAGCGTGGAATGGAGTTGGGGCTTGAGATGAACGATAGGGGGCTGCCGGAAGGCGGCCTTCTTTTGGCGTATGGGAGTGTGTAAGGTAAACACGCATTTCAACAAGAAAAGATTGCTAGATATTGGAGGTTTATAGGTTATCAAAAATAATGAGAAGTGTGATTATAGTATGAATCTGGATAAGATTTGGTAAAGAAAATATAAATCATATAAAAATCAGTAGCGAATGGTCGAAAAACGGGAGTGAGTGGTCATTGGGAAAGACAGTGTAGTTTACAGGTTGTATATTAAATTGTAAAATAAAAAGGTATTCTGTTGATTTTTTTGTGTGAGCGAGGGAGATTATAGACTATGTCATTAGGAAAAATACAGAATGTTTTCGAATCTTTGTCTGAGGCACAGGGATTAAGTTTACAATTATTAAAGTTTACAATTTCAAAGAAAACAGGGATATCGTATACAGGCAGGGAAATTGTTTTTTCACCTGATGGTGCATTAAGCAAAATGGTAACAGAGATATCAGAGAGATATACGGCCGAATTACAGAAGAATTATACTGGTGTACAAGATTATGATGGATCAGTAGTTGGGAATGTAATATATAAAATTGCTGTATCAAATGATTTGATCAGAGAAAATTATAATAAATTGATTAGCTCATTAGCTGCTCCGGATACAGAGATACCACCGTTGGAGTTTTGTGCACAGGCATATGTTATAAAGGGAATGATAAAAATTAATGATGAAAATAAATTGGTGAGATTAATAACTATGCAAAAACCAATAACAACATTAAAACACAAATTTATGTATTCTAATAGCAGATTTAAAGAGATTTCAGAGAAAGTTATATCTTTGAAATCACTAATAGATGTAATGATAGTGGATGATATGGTATATATGTTTAACTTGTCTGGAGAGAAATTATTCAATTTGGAGAGAGCATATAAGAAGATATGTTTTGATAAAGTGAAGGAAATCCAAGAATGTGATTTTTTAACGGATTTTGAAGCGTTTCAAAAAGATGCATGCTCAGGACATAATCCAAGAAGGTTTGTTTCTTTTAATGATATCAAATTAGAGGCATTAAAGGATAAAGAAAAGCGAAAAATACTAGCGAAAAAATTTGAGATAGCTATGAAAAATGATAAAATTGATACAACTGTTGAGGGAAATAATAATAAATTAGTGAAGCTATTGTGTAACAATGGTATGGTGGATCCGTTTGATGAAACACCTAAGGAAGTAGTTGGGGCCAGAAAATGGTCGTAAGGAGAAAATAGAATGTCGAAAGTATTATTATTTATTATGTATTTCGTTTCTTTTTTGCCATTATGGTTGTCAGTTGCAATCATTGATATAAAAAATATAGTTAGTAATAGTGAGAATATTTGGACAGAAAGAATAAGTGTGTGGGGAATAGTAGTTATATTTATACTCTGTATAATATTCATATTATTATGGTTGAAATTATTGAAAGGAAAAGAGGGAAATGAGACTGGAGAAATAATTATAGCAAAAGAAAATAGATTGGCAACAAGTGAATTTTTGCTTTCCTATGTGTTACCATTATGTGCATTTAATTTTACTCATTGGGATGGGGTTTTGTTATTTGGTGTGTTCTTTGTTACTCTTTTTTTGTTGCATGTTAGACACAATTATTTTGGTGTGAATATACTAATGGAGATTTTGGGATATAAGTTGTATGAATGTTTGATTGTTAATGAGGATGGAGTAGAAGTTCAAAGAAATATTATTTCAAAGAAAAATTTATGTAACAGTAAAGGCGAGCGTGTCATTACGAAATCAATAAATAATGACTTTAAATTAGATATACAATAGTTGAGTTACAAGATATATATTCCAATTACTGGTATGTGTAAAACACAAAGGAAAGTTTATGAGATAATTTACAGAATACATAATCTTATAATATATGGATCGAGTTTTAACATAAAAGAAGGCTTGAGGCGCCAGATGCAAATGAACGAGAGATGAACAAAATATGAATAAGTATGTTCATGTGCACCTGGCACCAAGAATGTTCATGGTATTAGGTGTTAGAAAAAAACAACATCTTACCGGATAGGAGTTGTGAATACCCCATATATCTTGAGAAAAATAGATTATTTATAGTATAATGTCAAATGGGTAAGTGTAACCAAAAGGAACAGAAAATACCGAGAAGTGTTACAGATGAGAATAAACTACAATAAACTTCAAAAACTTATGATTGATAATCAAATGAAAAGACAAGATTTAATGCGTGCTGCGGAAATTTCAGCGTCTGTTGCAACAAAATTAAATAAGAATGAAACAGTATCCCTTGATGTGCTTATGAGAATTTGCAAAGTATTTCATTGTGATATTGGCGATGTATGTGAAGTCATATTAGACGAATGATATGAGGAGGTCTGGAGATGGCGGCAAGTGGTAAGAATAATATGTTTAACGAAGCTACTCGTGTTCAAATGCCAGCAATGGTTCATTTGACACGACTTGGTTATACTTATTTTGGAAAAATAACTGAGGATATGGCAGGTACAGTATATGACCCTGATACCAATATATTAATTGATGTTTTTAAGGAGCAGTTTGCACGGCTTAATCCTACTCACGCAGGAGAAGCGGAACAGACACTGAAAACTATTAGACAGGAATTGGATAATGATGATATAGGACGCAGTTTTTACGAGCGTTTATCGTCTGTTTCGCCTGTTAGATTGGTGGATTTTGAAAATCCAACAAATAATACATATCATTTTACCGCCGAGTTCACTTGTAAGCGTGACCAAGATGAATTTAGACCTGATATTACACTGTTTGTAAATGGACTCCCACTTGTGTTTGTTGAAGTAAAGAAGCCGAATAATCACGGCGGTATGGTTGCAGAAAGCAAGAGAATGAACCAAAAGAGATTTCCTAATAAAAAATTTAGGAGATTTTTGAATATTACACAGTTGATGATTTTCTCTAATAATATGGAATATGATACTATGGGTGGGATTGTTCCGGTTCAAGGGGCATTCTATTGTACGACGGCAAAACAGTCTGCACCGTTCAATTGTTTCAGAGAAGAAAATCCTACTAATTTGGATATTGCACCTTATAATGCAGATTTCCCATATAAGGATATTGACCCAATTGTTGAAAAGAAGATATTGACTGACTTTAATTGTCAGGTTATTCATACTTCTCCGGAATATCAAACAAATTTAGATACCTATACACCAACCAATCGTGTACTTACATCTATGTGCAGTCCTGAAAGATTGTTGTTTATATTGAAATATGGAATTGCATATGTTCGTTTTCATAAAGAAATAAATGGCAAGATAGAGTTTATTGAGCAGAAACATATAATGCGTTATCAACAGATGTTTGCAGCCTTAACAGTAAGAAGTAATATTGATGAAGGTGTTAATTCAGGTGTTATATGGCATACTCAAGGTAGTGGAAAGACAGCCCTTTCTTATTATCTTACTTATGTTCTTTCTGACTATTTTAGCAACCAAAATAAAGTTGCAAAGTTTTATTTCATTGTTGACCGTCTTGATTTGCTGAAACAGGCTTCAGAAGAATTTGAAGCTCGTGGATTGGTTGTAAAAACGGCAAGTTCCCGTGCTGAACTTATGGAGCAGTTCCGTAACAATCAGGCACAAGAAGGAAATACAGGAAAACCAGAAATTACAGTTGTAAATATACAGCGCTTTGCTGAAGATAGGTCAAAAGTTGACCTTCCTGCGTATGCAACGAATTTGCAGAGAGTGTTTATTATTGATGAAGCACATAGAGGATATAAACCAGAAGGCTCATTCTTGGCTAATCTTCTTGATGCGGATAAAAACGCGATAAAGATTGCATTGACAGGAACACCGCTTTTGAAAGAAGAAAGAGAATCTTGGAGAGTTTTTGGTAATTATATTCATACATACTATTACGACAAATCAATTTTAGATGGATATACTCTGAAAATTATCCGTGAGGACATAGAAACGCAGTATAAAGAACGACTTTCTGAAATTTACGAAAAACTTGAAACCTTGGTAGAAAAGAAAGATGTAAAGAAAAGTCAGATTGTTGAACACGATAACTATGTCAAAGAGTTGCTTAGGTATATTATTTCTGATCTGAAGAGATTTAGACAAATTCAGGGAGATAATACGCTCGGTGGTATGGTCATTTGTGAAACAAGTGAGCAGGCAAGGAAGCTGTTTGCATATTTTGATGAAATTCAAGCGGAACTGAATAAAGACGCTTCTATGAAAAGTTATTTGCGAGCTGGACTTATACTTCACGATAGTGATGATAAGGATACAAGAGATAAGATTATTGATGACTTCAAAAATAATATGAAAGTTGACATTCTTATCGTTTTCAATATGCTTCTTACCGGATTTGATGCACCAAGATTAAAACGTCTGTATTTTGGACGAAAATTGAAAGACCATAATTTATTGCAGGCAATTACAAGAGTCAATAGACCATATAAAGAAAACCATTATGGATATGTCATTGATTTTGCCAATATAAAAAGGAACTTTGAGGAAACAAATGAAGCGTACCTCAAAGAGCTGAACCGTTTTAATGACCCGAATGAAGTCGGTGCGGGAAATGAAACAGATACATTCAAACAGATTATTGAAGACCCGGCAGAACTTATTAAACAAATGCAGGAAGTGCAGCAGGTTCTTTTTAACTATACCACAGATAATGCGGAAGAATTTAGCTCGGAAATATCCACGATTGAGGATAAGCAGGAATTGCTTAAACTTAAAAAAATTCTTATTGCTGCTCGTGATTGTTGCAATTTGGTAAGAACCTTTGGCGATGATGAGTTAAAGGAAACATTTGCAAAAATGGAATTAACAAAATTGCCATCATTGATTTCAGAGGTGCAACATCATATTGATAACATAAATCAGAAAGAACTTTTTGCAAGTGATGATACCACAAAGTTGCTTGTCAATGAAGCAATGGAGGATATTACTTTTAATTTCAGCAAAATTAGTGAGGAAGAATTGAAAATCGTTGGTGGTAAAGACGCAGTGACAGAAAAGTATAAAAAGACTGTTCGTGCCTTTACTCAGAATATCGACCCTGATGACCCTGAGTTTATTACTTTGCAGGAAGCATTTTTGCTTCGCTTCAAGCAACATGGTTTTGAACCTAAGAGTGTATCTGAGATTGAGGAACAAGGAAAGGAATTGGAAGGTATTCTGAAAAAGCTTGATGAATTGCAGAAGAAAAATACGGTTCTGCTGAGAAAATATAATGGTGATGCGAAATTCGCAAGGGTTCATAAAAGAATCAGGGAAGAAAATCTTGCTCGAAAAGCGGCAAATAAACAGCCGATTGTTTCAGAGTATGATATGTCTATTATGAATGTTTTGCTTTCTATCAAGTCTGATATTGACCAGAAAGTGTATGACAGAAATGATATATTGAAGAAAGACGCATATTTTGAGAGAACGGTTATGACACAAATAAAAGCAGGCATTGATAAGTTGGGAATAGCGAGTGCTCGTGAGGATAGAGTATTTATACAAAGCAGGATTACAAAACAGTATCTTGACCAGTATAACCAGACTTATTCAGTGGCATAAAGGAGAACACAATGGAAGAAACAAAGACGATAAAAGAAAAAACCATAGAGTTGATAGATGCCTTAAAAGCAACTTGTCAGACCTATGGTATGGGAAACGATGGTAACGAATATAAAATTATCACACAGGTTTTCCTTTATAAGTTTCTTAATGATAAATTCGGATATGAAGTGAAAAAAGTTAGTCCTGTTCTTAAAAATGCTGAAAAATGGGAACTTGTTTATGCAGAAATGTCGGAAGATGATCGATTGGATATTTTTGATAGTTTACCGTCAGATATTCCATTACTTAACCCGGAACATCTCATTGCGAACTTATGGAATCAGCAGGCAAAAGGTGATTTTGATTTAATCTTTGACAGCACGATGACAGATATAGCGGATAAGAACATTGATATATTTTCAACTCAGACTGCTCAGAATACGAAAATACCACTTTTTGAAAAGCTGACACAGTATGTAACGGACGATACAGCAAGAGCACCTTTTGCCCGTGCGTTGGTTGACAAGTTGGTAAATTTTTCTTTTGAAGAAGCATTTGAGAAGCACTATGATTTCTTTGCAGATATATTTGAATATCTGATAAAGGACTACAATACCGCAGGCGGTGGTAAGTATGCGGAGTATTATACGCCTCACGCTATTGCAACGATTATGGCAAGATTGCTTGTTGGCAATGCAACTGATTTACATAGCATTGAGTGCTACGACCCATCTGCCGGAACTGGAACGCTTTTGATGGCTCTTGCCCACAAAATTGGCGAAGATAAGTGTACAATTTTTGCTCAGGATATTTCACAGAGAAGCAATAAAATGTTGAAACTAAATCTTATCCTGAACAGTTTGGTATCTTCTCTTGACCACGCTATTCAGGGAGATACGCTGATTGCTCCATATCACAAGAGTGATGATGGACAGAAATTAAGAACTTTTGATTATGTAGTTTCAAATCCACCTTTTAAGATGGATTTTTCAGATACAAGAGAACGTATAGCAGCGATGCCTGTTCGTTTTTGGGCGGGAGTTCCGAAAGTACCTGCCAAGAAGAAAGAGAGTATGGCAATTTATACGCTGTTCATTCAGCACGTTCTCAATTCGTTGAAGTCAACCGGAAAAGGTGCGATTGTAGTTCCTACTGGATTTATAACTGCAAAGTCGGGTGTAGAAAAGAAGATACTACAACATATTGTGGACGAGCATATTGTTTATGGCTGTATTAGTATGCCGTCAAATGTATTTGCTAATACCGGAACTAATGTATCAGTATTATTTTTCGATAATTCAAGAAAAACAGATAAAGTTGTACTGATAGATGCTTCAAAAATGGGAGAAGAATATAAGGACGGTAATAATCAAAAACGCAGACTTCGTGATTTTGAGATTGATAAAATTGTTGATACATTCCTTAATAAAGAATCTGTTGATGATTTTTCAGTTGCTGTTACCTATGATGAAATTAAAGAAAAGAAATATTCACTTGCTGCTGGACAATATTTTGATGTGAAAATCGAATATGTTGAAGTGTCACAGGACGAATTTAATGCTCGTATGAGTGCTTATGCAGAGAAGTTACAGGAATATTTTGCAGAGGGCGACAAACTGAAAACAGAAATCATGGAACAGTTAAAGAAGGTAAAGTATGAATAAAATAAAGTTATTAGATGTTTGCAATATAAAAACAGGGAAATTGGATTCGAATGCAGCAGTTGAAGGTGGTGTGTATCCTTTTTTTACTTGTGCTCCCAATCCGCTGGCGATTGATAGTTATATGTTTGATGAGGATGCAATTTTATTAGCCGGAAATAACGCACAAGGTAATTTTCATATTCAAAGATATTCAGGAAAATTTAATGCATATCAGAGAACCTATGTTATTACGGCAAAATATGGTTGGGATATTGATTATATAAAGTATTCAATAGAAATATCACTTAATCATTTGAAAAGAATATCGCAAGGGTCACAAACAAAATTTTTGACGATGACAATGTTAGATGAGTTCTATATAGTAAATCGTTCAAAAGATGAACAAGAGAAACTTATTGCTTGTTTGAAATCTATTGATAAGAAAATTCAATTAAATAAAAAAATAAACGATAATTTAGAACAACAAATACTATCAATTTATCACTATTTATTCACTCAATTTGACTTTCCAGATGAATTAGGAAACCCATATTGTTCATCAGGCGGTAAAATGTTGCAAAATGATATACTTAAACGTAACATACCCATCACATGGAAAGTAAAAACACTAGGCGAGTTATGTTCTTTCCAAAACGGAATAAATTACGATAAAGGTATCATCGGAGATAAAGATTATCGCATTATCAATGTAAGAAATATTTCTGCATCGTCCATTTTGCTTGATGAAAACGAGTTGGATATAATTAGTCTTCCCCACAAAAACGGCGATAAATATTGTGTATCTGATGATAGTATTATCATTGCACGCAGTGGCATACCGGGAGCAACAAGAATATTATTCCAACCATCAAAGAGTACAATTTTTTGCGGTTTTGTTATTTGCTGTACACCAATTGATGAGGAATTGCAGTATTATTTGACATTTTATCTAAAACTATTAGAAGGGAGTTCCGCTACGCAAACCGGTGGCTCTATTTTGCAAAACGTAAGCCAAGATACATTAAGTAGTTTGCCTGTACCTATTCCCCCAAAAACACTATTAAATGAATTTAATCAAACCGTATTGCAAACCTTCGAGCTTATTCACACTAATACGAATGAAACTTCCCAGTTAATCAATCTTCGTGACTGGTTACTTCCTATGTTGATGAATGGTCAAGCTACCATCAGCGACTGATGTGGTAAATTATCGTTTAGCATATAATCCCATAACTCTTGTGAGTGGCAGGAGTTAAAGCAGGGGACTACCGCTCCATAGTTGTTCTCTAAATTAAATAAAAGGAGAATTGACTATGAAACAGAACCTAATCACAGATGTTATTCAAGGAATGTTACCTTACCTGAATAACGCACAGACAGAAAGATTGCAAGAGGTGTTGCAGCATACACTTTTTGATTATGAGGTAACAAAGACAGAAAAGGATAAGGAACTTTCAGAACAGAATTTAGTAGAGTCTTTCCTATCGGCAAAGCGTATTGAGGGCTGTTCTGAAAAAACCTTGAAATACTATAATGCAACGATACAATCAATGCTTGATAGCATAGGAAAAGGTATCAAATACATTGTAACTGATGATATTCGTTGTTATTTGACAGAGTATCAAGCTAAGAAAAAATCAAGTAAAGTTACGATAGATA